AGAAGATCGCCGCACGAAGAAGATTACGAATTCGACGATGTTGACGCACACGATCCAACGCGTCGTGTAAGACACTTTAAGAAGGATCGGGATGAAGATAATAAAAAGCGTTGGGAACGCGAAAGCTATTTTGATAGCGATAACGATTACGACGAGCGCAGATAAATAGCATAAAGGAAGGTTAACTGGACAGGCGCGCCAGACCTGCCTCGAAAACAGGTTGTGTTACTAACCGTAGCATGGGGATCGAGACCTCAGCCTTCCGCCAGAATTATGAGATTATCAGAAATTGATCTAATTGGAAAACCATCGCCTAAGTTTGATGAAATTCAAACTAAGCATGGTATTGGGTACAAAGATCTGATGGTCCAACTCTCGAAGGGTATTAAAGTCGAACTAGAACATACCGGTGATATTGCGATGGCAAGGGAGATTGCTCTCGACCATCTTGATGAATTTCCGGATTATTATGATCGGCTAGAAAAAGTCGAGCAAAAATAAATCCTGTCCCTGTAGTTCAATGGACAGAATAGTCCTCTCCTAAAGGATAGATACAGGTTCGATTCCTGTCAGGGGCACCAAATATGGAAACAGTTCTAGTCAGACAAATCCAAATCCCGATGACGCAGGTGTTGCCCTTTGAGGCAATGATGCGCACAAATGGCATCGGTGTGAAAATTATCTACGGGCAAAAGAATGCCACAGTAGAATTTTACAACGATGCTGATTACCTAGCCTTCATTTTGAAGGATCTGCTAGGAAAAGCAAAAGAAGAATCCGGTATGTGTCATCTAACACAACCGGATTTTGATTTTATGATTCGCCTTGAAAAGAAGCTCAAAACTTATAGCAAGGGCGACGAATACTATATTAGAAAGGCGTTGAAAGGAAAGTAGATGACTCTTACACTTTTCTTACTTGTTTTCTTCTTCATTTTCCCACTTGTATCTATTCTAATGTCGGATAGATATTACGGTAGCAATAAAGCGAAGGCGTTTGCCATTGTTCTCTTTACAAGTCGGGTTGGTCGTATTTGGCTCTGGTGCCAAGAAAAATAAAGGACCCGAAGGTCCTTTATTCTTAAGACGTAAATTCTTACGCTAGGTTTAGATCAGCTTGTCCAAGAGCGACAGCAGGTTGTGTCGACCAGGAATAGCTATTGATGGAACCATCAGCTTCCCAAAGATCGAGACGGAACTGAGCAATCTTCTTGCAAGGTCTTGCAGAACCACCAAAAGGTGTTGCTGTGATAAAGCACTGACCTGGTTGCAAAGAACCAACTGCTAGAGCATTTACCATAAAGACAATTTCCGACTTAGTGCCGTTACTTACTACATATGCAGCAGATCCTGTCTGCTTCACAATGTATGCATTTGTATCAGTGGAACCATCTGCCCACTTTACGCCATCAACTACGATCTGATTGCCACCAAGTGCAGCAGGACCAAACCACTTTTTCTGAATAGGTCTTCCCATTTTGGGCCTCTCCTTTACTCAAATTATGTGGAACCATTTCCTCATAACTCACTATTTATCTAAAACCTGTTGACTGCACCTATATAGACGTGCATAATAAAAGAACCTTCTAACACAGAAAGACAAAACACATGAAGCTTGGAGTTGACGTTAACGAAGTAACCCTGTCAGGGGTGGGTGCGACTGGGGAGTTCCGCATCCGTAATTCTGCTAAGGCCTTTAAGATTCTGTCCGATGGCCTTTATTCGAACAAAATCCGCGCAATCATTCGTGAGCTGTCCTGCAATGCTGTAGACAGTCACGTTGCCGCAGGTAAGCCCGATGTGCCCTTTGAGGTTCATCTTCCTACTATCCTTGAACCCTACTTTGCGGTAAAGGATTTTGGACTCGGCCTGAGCGGTGATCAAGTCACCAATATCTACACAACCTACTTTGAATCCACAAAGACTGATTCCAATGACTACATTGGCGCGCTGGGCCTGGGTTCGAAGTCTCCTTTCTCCTACACGGAAAACTTCACGGTAACTGCTATCAAGGATGGCATTAAGCGCATTTATAGTGCGTTCATTAATGAATCCGGTGTTCCTTGTGTTGCTGAGATGAGCACCGAACTTACCGATGAAGCAAACGGTGTTGAGGTTAAGTTCTCGGTAACCAACCGACACGATTACAACAGCTTCCGTCATGAGGCGCAGGAAGTTTTCAAATGGTTCAAGCATCAGCCTGTTATCACCGGTGTTGATAACTTCAAGGTACAACCGGCTGAATTTAAGGAACGAGATATTGTTCCTGGTGTTCACACTATGGGTGGCTTTAATGAATATTACGGTGCGCATTCTATTGCGATCATGGGTAATATTGCATATCCGTTGAACAAGATTCCGGAACCTGCCAAGCATTTTGGCAATCTTGCTGCACTACTTGAGTGTGGGCTGGTATTGGAATTCCAAATTGGCGAGCTTGATTTTGCTGCATCGCGTGAGGAACTGAGTTACATTCCGCAGACTCTTGCAAGTATCAAGAATAAACTGCAATTGCTGAATGCTAACCTGACCAAGCACCTTGCAGAAAAGGCTGACAAGATCGAGAACGAGTGGGAACGTGCCATTTATCTGGTTGAGCAATATCAGACTCGTCTTTATAAGAGTGCAGTTCCGAAATATGTTGCTGACACGAAGTTTGCACTTTTCAACCCGAATCAGCATTACGGCCGCCACGAGTTTGAATTTACCGATGAACAGCTGAAAGAGCACAACCTTGAGCTTGTTGCATTTCGCGCAAGCCACGGATCTACCAGCAAGATGACGGTAATGCACCAGCGTTACAATAAGCAAAGCAAGCTCGAGACGGTCGGTATAATCACGGTTCAGCCGGGTGTTGTATTTGTTCTGAACGACTTGAAGACTGGTTGCCAGGCACGGGCACGTTATCACTTTGCACAAGCCGGCAAGAATGTAACGGTTTACTGTGTTTCGTCTGCATCCGAGCTTGATGCACGTCAGCCCGACTACGATTGGTTTATCAAAGAGATTCATAATCCCCCGGTGATTATGAAGGCTTCTGAGTTAGATAAGCCGATCAAGAAGAAGCCCACCACTTCGCAAGGTCTTATGTATATGAGACTGAAGATGGATAGACGACAAGGGTACGAGGATTCGTATTGCTGGGCACCTTATACCGAGGAGCTTGACGACAATGTGGAATATGCCTACGTCAACCTGAGCAATTATCAGGCGGTCTCGAAAGATGGCACTGCCGCCTTCAATGTGCATCGCCTGAAATCGTGGATCGATGATTCCGGCGTCAAGGCTCTTACCGATATCAAGATCATTGGTGTTCGTAAGAACAGAGTTGAAGAAATTGAAGGTCTGGACAATTGGGTCTGGCTCGAAGACAAGATCCGTAAGGAAATTGCCAAGATCAACGACGCTCAAGTTATCCAGATGGTTTCGGCTGAGATGCTTGACAATTACAACGACAGAATCTATACTAATGATTCAGTTGCAAAGGCAGTTGGGCCTGATTCTCCGTATGCACAATATGTGAAAAAATACGGAAAAGCTAACCGAACTGGCAATGTTGCAGCATTGGTACAGCTCTGCGCCGAATATGGCAAGTCCGTCCAGGTCGACGCAGTGAAGAAAGAAATTTCGGACGCAAAGAAAGCAATTGTTAGCCGCTATCCTTTGATTAAGCATGTTCATCATGCTAATGAGAATGATGTGGCGCATTACATTAAACTTGTAGACACTCAACAGGAGAAAAACTAAATGAGCAAGCCGATCCCGTATCTGCTTCAGGGTAAGAACATTATCCTGGTTATTGATGGTAAGAGTCACACCATCAGCCGCGATACTCACATCGCGTATGTGAAGATCGTTGACGCCCTTAAGGCGCAAGATTGGGACGCTCTGCGCGACCTAGTTGAGCCGAAGAAGGCGATCGTGAACTTTGGTAAGGGCTTTGTGTCGATTAACGACAACAAGGTCATGTGGAAGGGCAAGCCATTCCACAATGCATTGGCAAACCGCATGATCGAGATGTTCCAAGATGGCTTCCCGATTGACCCGATGGTACGCTTCATGGAAAACCTGATGCAGAACCCGTCCAAGCGTTCTGTGGACCAGGTGTACGGCTTCTTGGAAAAGAACAAGTTGCCGATCACCGAGGATGGTTACTTCCTGGCGTACAAGAAGGTTCGCACCGACTATAAGGACATCCATAGCGGCACTATCAGCAATCACATTGGTGCTGTTGTCGAGATGGATCGAAACCTTGTCGACGACAATCCTGATTCGCATTGTTCTGTTGGCCTGCACTTCTGCAGCGAAAGCTATCTGGGCCACTTCGGTGGTGGTGGCGATCCGGTGATGATCCTGAAGATCAATCCGGCTGATGTTGTGAGCATTCCGACTGACTATAATGGTGCCAAAGGTCGTTGCTGCAAGTATGAAGTCGTTGGACAAGTGAACGGCAACCCTGCCGAGGCATTTGCCAAGATTGTCAACACTGAGCATTCGAAGCCCGTTGCACCGGTGAAGAAGTTGGAACCTACCGCTGCATGGCCTTTCCCGACCGGTGAAGAAGCTGCCGCTACCGTCACCGAAGACGATGATCAGTTGTACGACCTGGTCCGTGTGCATGGCGAATGGACTGAGTTCTACGACATGACGCTTGCTGAAGCTCGTGCCAAGGTTCAGAAGAATCTTGAGCAGAAGAAGGCGAAGCTGAAGATCGTTAAGGCCGGTACGGACGAAGAAGTCCAGTAATGATAGGGGCTACGGCCCCTACCATTTCCGATGAATAAGTTAGTCATAATTCTGCTGCTAATTTGTTCGGCCAGCTATGCTAAGGAGCCTGAGCAGGTTGTCGAAGTCCCTTTAACACCTGTTCAGATTCTGAAGTCCTTTGAAGAGCAGAATGTATTAGATATTTCCACACTGCCAGATTTGGTAGTAAAGGAAGAGTTGGTTTCGGCATGTATGGAAGCATACATTAAGAAACAATCAAATTCGTACTCGAAAATTGCACAGAATAATCTGTACGAATTGATACATAACTTTGATCGTATAGCTTCACGTATTGCAGGAAAGAAGACGACACCGGATTCAATCCCGCAAGAAGAGAAAATCGAAGCTCTTGCAAGATTGCAGTGCGAAGCGTACTATACGATGGGAGTTTTGAAGTAAGTTTGAGTGTGTAGCTTTGTAGAGCTGGATGCGAACCTGCAGTTTTGAAGTAGAGCCTATGTGAAAAACGCTGTCGACGGCGTACATGCTTCTAATTAAGGACGGCGCGGCACTTTTCACTACAATGAGAATGTAACCGCGGGGGATCCGAAATGCAGGACGGGGAGCTTAGGTGGGGTGCCTAAGCACACACAGGAAACGGTAACGGGGAAACTCGTTACCGTTTTTTTATGGAGTTTTTATGCTACGATATGTGGGAATAATTGGTTATGGATTTGTCGGAAAGGCAACAGCCGAAGTCTTTAGACACAATTCTCAGCTTCTGGTAATTGATCCGAAGTCTGCACCTGTATTAGAGAAATCTGATTACCTTGATATAGTCAGAAAGAATACACCGATTGTTTTTGTCTGCGTGCCTGTGCCTACGCTAGAGAGCAGAGCCGTTGATATGACGATAATTTACGACGTTTTAGACAGTTTAGCCAGGGTCGGCTATGCAGGCATCGTCGTTATAAAGAGCACAATACCGCCTGAACAAGTTCACGAAATCTATACAAAATACGCTAAAGATTCTATCCTAAAAAAGGAAGGTCTTTTGGATATTGTTTATTCTCCAGAGTTTTTGAGAGAACAACATTGGACTGAGGATGCAGTAAATCCGAGAATGATTATACTTGGCGGTGATTATAAGATTTGCAGACAAGTTCAAGATTTCTATGAGTTCAACGGATATCTAAAAACCCGTCCACGGGTGTTTATCACATCTATGATGGAAGCATCTCTTGCTAAGTACACTATCAACACTTTCTTGGCTACAAAAGTTGCATTCTTTAACCAGATTTACAAATACTATACGGAGTTGAATGAAGGTAAAGAACCACACTACGAGATGTGGGACGATTTTACTGAAATGATAGGTTCTGATTTCAGAATGGGTATTTCCCATATGAAAGTACCCGGACCTGATGGTCAGTATGGTTATGGTGGAACATGTTTCCCTAAGGATGTGAAAGCATTTATCGGTTCAGACAAGAGTGGTCACCTTTCGATTCTACGGGAAGTTGAGTTAGCCAATACGAAAATTAGGTTGACAGGTAAGGCGGAAGACAGCAATAATAGCTGATGAATACTATCGAAGAAGCCAAGCGCCTGCACAAACTTGTGGTATCCTGCAAACAGGATCCATTAAAGAATTTTGTAGCACAAGTCGACGCAGATAGACTTGCGGAACTGCGACAAGAAAATCTTGATAAATTGTTTGCAGAAGCAAGAAAACTCAAGGTTAGATATATCTACATCGGCACCGATGAAATTTGCGGATGCGAGGATGTAAAAGATTCCGGTGGTACCTGGCCTGCAATGTGGAAAATTGCAGAGCGTGTGGGATTTCCCGGCTCTTGTGGAAATAGCGATCAATATCAGTGCCATGAGGCAAATTTGGTTTTCCCTCATACATCATATGGTGGATGGGACCTAAAGGAAAATAGAAAACTAACCGATAAGGAAGCAGAAGAAAAGAAGTTCCGTAAGGTTGTTGAACTCTTCAGAAAGACAAAAAATGAAATACCTGTTCCTTGACGATGAAAGAATGCCACGAGATGTGACCTGGGTCCTCATCGGCGGGGTAGGTTCTTGGGGTGCCGATTGGCAAATTGTTAGAAACCTCCAAGAAGCCAAAGAGTGGGTCCTGAAAAATGGATTCCCTGATGTGATCAGTTTTGATCACGATTTGGGTTTGAAGCATTACGAGGGCGATTATTCGGATGAAAATACCGGATACGATTTCGCGAAATGGTTAGTCGAGTATGACATCGATACAAATACTATGCCTGGTAACTTTAAGTTCACCATACACAGTAAGAATCCTACTGGCTCGGAAAATATCCGTTGCCTGATGGAAAATTACATGAGGCATAAAGGAATGGTATAATTTTTCCATTCAATTGATAAATACTCGTAACACCCTTAGGACCATTGGTGTTACGCCAACAGGCGTCGCGGGGGATGATTCGCTACCATCCCCCGCTTTTTATATGGAGTTGCTATGAAGCTTATTGAGATTTTTGAAGCAAAAAACGCTAATAAGAAGAAAGTAACACCTCCTGCGCCTCGCAATTTCGTGGCTAAGCATGCACAAACATCTGGTGCAGGCTCCCACACCGACAAGAAATATAATCGCAAAGAGAAGCATAAAAAGCCCTTTGACGAGTCGGAAGAATAATCCCTAACTGCAAAAACTCAAGATTATTTGTGTTTCTATTTTGGCATAGCTAAAATAGTTGACGTATCATTGAGGATATAACATGGCAGGAAGAAAAAAGGCAGCATCTGGCGGAGTATATGTGGTTTGGTCAAAACCCGTATTCACAAATGTTGTTAGAACAAATAAGAACTTTGAAAGAAATTATCATGGTGCATTAATGTATGCACACAATGAATTATCTGCCAGCGACTTAAAGAAAGAAGTTGTTAAGTATCTTAAGCATATTGACCCTAAGCATCCGTTTCTTGAGAGAATTAAGGATATACATGAAAACAGACTTGCTGTAGTTGGTAAGTACATGTATATTCTGAATCACGGTGGCGATCTTCCAGACAAGGTAACCCCGACGGTGATTCCGGCTCTGGAGAAAGTTATCAATGAGGAAGAGCAAAAGGCCGAGGCGATTAGGGCAGAGGCTAAGTTTAAAGCCGGTAAAAAAGAAGATGCTGATAACGATGGTAGCGAGGCTCCTAAGGTTGTTATCTCAATCCAAGACAGACTCCGGGATAAGGCGAGAGAAGTTGCCGGGGAAGTGGAAGGGTGGATAGACGATTTTATTCTTGACAAGAAAATTCCAGTCAAGACCGTTGATGAATTTGTTGCACTATTTAAGGCCAATGAGTTGAAAGGGCCGCACATGAAGTATATGCAACAATCCTTTACACGTCGTGCCGAACATGCTGCGATTGTAGCCGAGGGTAAAGATAAAGAATTATTAGAAGGCTATTCTAACTATACGAAGCCTGAGCTGAAGAAGATGTCTCAGTTTTTCCAGAATCTTCTCAGTGCAACAGAAATGCTACAAGAGGCAGCAAAGGTTGTAAGAGCGCCTCGTAAGAAGAAGCCAGTCTCTCAGGAGAAGATGGTTGCTAAACTAAAGTACAAGAAGGATGATGCTTCTCTCGGACTTGTTAGTTTGAACCCTGTACAAATTATTGGTGCAAAGGAAGTCTGGGTTTATAATACCAAGACACGTAAATTAGCACAATACAAGACGCTCGACGAGCGCGGACTATTGGTTAAAGGCGCAAGCATCGACAATTTTTCGTCAGATTCCTTAGAGAAGACTGTGCGTAAGCCCGCCGAGACTCTAGCTGAGTTTAAGAAGGCAAGCAAGGTAAAGCTTCGCACATTTTTGAAGGAACTAAGTACGGTTGATGTTCCAGCACAGGGTAAGTTAAACGAGCATCACATCATTTTAAGAATCGATAAATGAAGAAACTATTTCTTGACACGGAGTTTACGGATTTGCATCCGGCAGCAAAACTTATCAGCATTGCTCTTGTAGCAGAGAGCGGTGAGTTTTTCTACGCCGAGCTAACCGATAACTACGAACTCGAGGACTGTTCCGAATTTGTCAAAAGTTATGTCCTTCCTTTTCTAAAAGGAGATCCATATAAAATGAGATACTTTGAGTGCTCATTAAGGATGGGTAATTGGATTGAGGGCATAGGTGAGAAGTGCATCATCGCTAGTGATGCACCAAGTTGGGATATGCCATTCTTTAATAGGTTGATTGATGTTTGCCCGCCAATCAACCTTGAGAGAAATATGGTATATCCGGTTCATGTTCCGCCGCACATAGCGGAAGACATAGTTCTCGAGAATAACTATGATATCCATAATGCATTAGATGATGCTATGGTTATGATGAAGGCTGAGGTACTGAGGGATAAGCTCAAGTATTGATAAATAGTGTATCACTGGAGAGTAGATACATTATGTCCTCACAAGTTACCCCGAGAGTTATGTTAATGAAGCAAATCGAGCTTGGTCTCGGTGCGCAAATGGTCGATGTTGAATTAGATGTTGAACACTTAAATCTTGCAATCAACATTGGTATTCAGAAATTGCGTCAGCAATCGGACGGATCCATGCTTGAGAAGGATATCTTCTTACACATCACAAGGGACATTACAGAGTACACTCTTCCGGAGGAAGTGCAAGAAGTTCGACGTCTATACCGTCGTGGTGTCGGTGCATATACCAATGGCGGGGTCAATTTCGACCCGGTAGATGCTGCATTCTACAACATTTATTTGTTACAGCCCAATAGATCGGGCGGTTTGGCAACCTGGGACTTTTATAATCAATTCTTAGAGACTACTGAACGAGTATTTGCCAGCCAATATAATTTCACTTGGGACGTAAATAACCATAAGCTAACAATTATTCGTCGTCCGACAGCAGACGAAGAAGTGGTTGTTAGAGTGTATGCACAGAAATCCGAAGATGATATTATTCTAGATCCTTATACAGGTCCCTGGTTGCGTTCTTATGCAACGGCCACAGCAAAATATATGCTTGGCGAAGCAAGAGATAAATTCCCCGGCGGCTTCCCGGGCCCAAATGGAAATGTTCAGTTGAATGGTGCTACTTTGAAACAAGAAGCACAGGCTGAACTTGAAAAATTAGAGTTGCAATTGTTCAATCTGGTCACTGCCGGAAACGGATACGGATTCATCATAGGTTGATTCATGGGACTATCAGTATCAAATGCAATCTCACGAAATGTTAAATTAGGGAATTCTACAGTAATTCCTATTAGTCCTACCTACACCTGGACAACAACCGATAGTTTTACCGACGGTGGATTAATGGTGTTGTCCAATGGCAATCAACGAATTACCTATACACCTAATGCAATCGGCCACTCTGGTTGGTTTAGAACAGCAACACCTATTACTGGAAAGACATATTGTGAATTCCAGGTAATTCAGCGAGGTGCGTTATTACCTAATGCTTTTGGTGTTACTACCGTGCCATCGAACGTATTCTATAATGCCGGTAGTGCAAGTATGTTCGCCGGTAACGGTGGCTGTGGATTATCTGCCAATGGATACTATAACAACGGTGTTCCAACAACAAGTGCTTCTTATAACTTTGTCCAGGGAAATAGAATTGGTGTTGCCTTTGATACAGTAAGTAAGAAATTGTGGTTTAGTAAAAATGGTACGTGGATTTCTGGTGATCCGGCAACAGGCACATCTCCTACAATGACACTTGCGTTTGGTCTAACTTTTTATTTCTATTTTTCTGCCTATACATGTTCAATTTCGTCGGGAACTTTCATCTACGAAATTTACCCTAACACTTCTTACCAGCTGTACCCCGTACCTGCAGGATTTAGTCCATATCAGCCATAATTATGCCATTTCCAGATAGTTCTAAGAAAGCACCGAACGTATTCGTTGAAATAAACGACGGGACAGGTTCTCCTAGTGCTGCATCATCGTCGGTAAAATCTACAACAACAAAAGTTATCAATGTAACCCCAACACCGCCGCCTCCCCTATCTTGCCCATTGCCTTCTTGGCTTGAAGATCAATACACAATTGATCTCTGGCATTTTGACGAAGGCATTGGTGCTACAAATATTGCGGCCACAATCTATTATGGATTTTTCCCGCCATTAGATTTTCTTGGCGGGTCGTTTGTCCTGGGCCCAGCACAGACAAATTGTGGAACCGCCTTATACACCGGTGATCAATTCAATTCTTACGAATTACAATTGCTTGAACCACCAATGTTATTTCCTCCAGGTTAATGTATGCCAATTCCTGTTTTTGATCCTTTTTATAGTAATGAAGTGCAAATTTTATTTGCAGTAATGAATCCTGGCGTAGATAACGGCCCGTGGGATCCTTATAGTCCTAAAGATTTCTTAGCATCTGATGTATATTCCTATGCTGGAGGCGAAGGCGTGGCTAGACTCTATTTCTATGCTTGCAGTGGCGGGATGATGGCAACCAAAGGATTTGGTCCTGGAAATGAACTAATTTTTTTGCCATTAGTAGATAATACATGGTCAAACATTAAGATTTCTTACAATTACGGATATGATGTCTTTACATTATATCAGAATGATAATGTCATGTATTCTGGATCGTTAATTTCTACATTCTCGCCAAGCTGGACCATTGATAACACTTCTGCAACACTAAGAGTCTACACCGGTACCCAATATGCGATAGATGAATTGCAGAGAAAATTAATTCCTTTACCGCCGCTCCCGTAAATAAAATCTGACCTCTAAACTGTTCGTTTGTATAACTACAGTTAGACACAATTTAGGGGTTCATATGATTGTAGGATTGCTAGGTTTTATCAACAGTGGAAAAGGAACAGTTGCATCTCAGCTAGTAGGCGGATATAATTTCAGACAAGATAGTTTCGCTACAAGTTTGAAAGATGCTTGCGCAGCGATATTCGATTGGCCACGCCATCTACTTGAGGGAGATACAAAAGAATCTCGCGAATGGAGAGAAGTTGTTGATCCTTGGTGGTCGGAACAACTCGGTATTCCTAATTTCAGTCCACGTCTGGCATTGCAGGTAATTGGAACAGATGCTCTGAGAAACAATTTTCATGAGGATATCTGGTTCCTGACATTGCAGAACAGAATTAGAAAGAATCCTAATCAGCACGTTGTTATCAGCGATGTTCGATTCCCTAACGAAATTAAGTTCATTAAAGAGCAGGGCGGCGTTCTTGTAAAGATCAACAGAGGTCCGGCACCTGTATGGTACGAAACCGCCATGTTAGCTAATCGTGGAAATTCTCTCGCCAAAGAAGCAATGACCAGAACTTACTCTAGCGCACATTTTAGTGAGTGGGCGTGGGTCGGCTCAGAAGTGAATTTTGAGCTAAATAATGATGGTACCCTAGAAGATCTTACTTCACAAGTTAAGGAAATGATCACGAAGATATTGTGAGCTTGGTACTTCATTTGCCTGGTATTTAACGTCCTTCAAGATAAATACTCATAACACGAAGCTAATTCTTCAAAGGAGTTAAAATACAATGGCTACATTAGTATCACCTGGCGTAAGTATTTCGGTCATCGACCAGAGCATCAATATTGGTGCTGGACCTGGCACAGTACCGTTAATCTTTATTGCCACACAACAGGATAAGTCTACACCTGAGGGTACAGCGACAGCCGAAGGAACAACAAAAGCTAATGCTGGCAAGGTGTATTCAATTACTTCCCAACGTGAGCTTGTACAGACTTTCGGTGACCCAATTTTCTATGAAGTTAGCGGAACTTCCCTAAATGGATATCCTCTAAACGAATACGGTCTACTAGCTGCATACTCATATCTTGGCATTTCTAACCTAGCACGAGTTGTTCGTGCTGATATCGACACAGCTCAACTTGAAGCATCGTCGGTAGAACCAACAAGCCCTGCAAATGTAGGCACATATTGGCTAGATGAATCCCCACTGCCAGACGGTACAGCATGGGGTCTATTTGTTCGCACAGGTACTTTCCCTAACGAAATTTGGTCGCCTGTAACAGTCAGCTATGTTTTCAACTTCGCAACAGGTGTTGCAAACGTTCCTCCTCCAGCAACAGGTGCAAACGGTGAATACGCAGTTGTATTCCAGACAGTTCCTGGTGAAATTTCTTACTGGCTAAAGACTGCCGGAACATGGAACCAACTAACAGGTGCATCTGGTGCTAACAGCTTGATTATTCAATCTGTATGGCCTGATCTAACTAACGTTGGTACTACACAAGTTCATTGGCTAAAGACTGGTTCGGCAGCACAAGGTGCTAACATTGTTCTACGTAGAATGGATGCTACACTTGCTAAGTTTGTTCAAGTTGAAGCTCCAATTCTAACAGATGATTCGGCTGCTGATACATATTACAGTTCTAATCCAACTGGATCTGCAGGTCAAATTTATGTTCAGCCTACACCACTTGGTTCGGCAGATTCCCTAACATTCAAGATGAATGTAAGCGGAACATGGACAGTTATGACAACAATCGTTGGTTCTGAAACTGTTCCTGTAAACGGTCCTGTAAATGGCCAGCTATGGTTTAATTCCGAAGTTGGTGTTGATAGCAACGGCGAAATCACAATTGATATGCTAATTGCTGATGGTACCGGCGGATGGCAAAACGTCAACCTTGATGGTTGGACAACATTTAACTCGACATACGTTTCACCGGGCTCGATTACTGTATATTCTCAGTCTGCAGATCCACGCGATAACGTTCCTGCACCGACATTGATTCAAGGTGATGTATGGGTTGACACAGATCAATCTCCATATCCTGTAATTTATCGTTGGAGCGGTTCTGCATGGGTTCTAGTTGATCTAGAAGATCAAACAACACCAAATGGTATCTTGTTCCAGGATGCACGTCCTAACCCGATGTACCACGCAGGTTCTTATTCTGGTGAAAACAACGGCGGTGGCGCAAACCCTGACCTAGATCCAGATGCACCCGATTCGGACTTGTATCCAAAGGGATTCCTGCTGTGGAATACACGTTATTCCACAAATAACGTCAAGGAATGGCAGAGCCCGTACGTCTATGACAATGTCACAGCAGAACCAGATGATACAAACAACGGTTCGACAGGTCGTTGGGTAACAGCTTCGGGTAATAACCCAGGTGGCGTACCTTACATGGGTGCAGCAGCACAGAAGATTATGATTGTTAAGGCAATCCAATCTACAATCGTAAGCAACGAAGAAATTCGTGCAGAAGATTTGTACTTCAACCTAATTGCTGCTCCAGGATTTGTTGAAGCACTTGATGAAATGCTTGTTCTAAACGAAGACCGCAAGCAAACAGCATTTGTTGTTGGTGACTCTCCATTCACGCTACAGGCTTCCGGTACAGCAATGCAGGCTTGGGCAACCAACTCGGCAGTTGCATATGGCAACGGCGATGAAGGCCTAGTATCTGCAAGCAAGTATCTTGGCGTATGGTACCCAAGCGGTTTGAGCACAAACGTTGATGGAACTGATGTTGTTGTTCCACCATCGCACATGGCTCTAAGAACAATTGCTTACAACGATCAGGTTGCATATCCTTGGTTTGCTCCAGCTGGTTTGCAACGTGGTGTGGTTAACAATGCAGCATCGGTTGGTTACGTTAACAGCTCTGGTCAATACATTCCGACTAAGCTAACAGAAGGTCAACGTGATATTCTGTACGTTAACGGTGTAAACCCAATCCGTACAATGCCACAAGGCGGAATTGTTGTATTCGGTCAAAAGACACGCCAGAACTATTCTAGCGCAACAGACCGTATCAACGTAGTTCGTCTTGAAAACTACCTACGTTATCAGTTGAATCTACTTGCTCAACCATTCTTGTTCGAGCCTAACGATTCTACAACACGTAAGGCAGTTAAGGATGCATTTGACAGATTCCTATCTGAATTGATCACATTGCGCGGTCTATATGACTTCTTGGTTGTTTGCGATACAAGCAATAACACACCAGCAAGAATTGATAGAAACGAACTATGGGTTGATATTGCAATCCAGCCAGTTAAGGCAATCGAATTCATCTATATTCCGATCAGAATTCAGAATACAGGTGCAACACTTTCGATCTAATAATAGATCGACCAGAAATACCGGCCAGGGGGCCGGTATTTTTTTGGATAAATATTTCTATGATAGATCTAAGGAGTTATTTTAGATATATTCCTTCGCAGGAAAATGTATCTTGTTGCACAGCTTCTGCAACACTCCTTGCATGCGAATACCTATATGCAAGACATGGTGATCATAAACACTTCTCAAGATTATTCCTCTATTACATGACTAGAAAGTTACAAGGGAGAGTAGGGCAGAAAGGTGCCGAATTAAAGGAAACTATGAGGGCCTTATCAAAATATGGATGTTGTCTTGAGGTAGACTGGCCTTTTATGGCAAATAGGGAAAACCGAGAACCTATTTCTAGAGCAGTGGATAACGCTAAGAATTATATGCTCGAGGAATACGATACACTTGATAGCATCAACTTTAAGGAATATCTCAATAATGAACTTCCTGTAGTTGTGGGTATGAATGTCGGCCGTCGTTTTCTAAGGCTAGCAGGACCGATTACTGAGCACACCTACTGCAAGATTGGAGACAATAATAGATATTCTCGGGGGCATGCACTGGTTATTGTAGGCTATGATGATACACTTTGTGGGGGTTCCTGGATTGCAGCTAATTCTATGGGGCTAAAGTGGGGGGATCGTGGATTCGCTGCTATACCCTATGAATGTAATCAGGATATAGGCGAGGCATATGTCGTGAAAAGATTCGGAAATAAGACCACCGAGAAAAAAATTTCTGACAATTGATAAATAGTATTAGCTTTAATAGCAGGAGAAAAAGATGGCAAATTTAGCTAAGTTTGGTATTCCACTAGACGGTAACAAGCTAGGTATCCTTCACCCAAAGCAGAAATATCGCTTTAGAGTAGTCTGGCAAAACTTCGGTGAAAATAATGGTCTACGTGAAATGACTGCGAACGTAGTTACTTGCACACGACCAAAGATCATTGAAAACGAAGTTGAATTGCATTCATACAACTCGGTTGCTTGGATTCGCGGTAAGCACTCCTTCGATCCTATTGAAATTACTCTGCGTGATGATATCACAAATGCAGTTGTTTCTTCGATTGGTGCGCAGATCCAGAAGCAAATGAACCACTTCGAACAGACAAGTGCTGTAGCAGGTATCAACTACAAGTTTTCTATGGAAATCCATACACTTGATGGTACTGATAACGATCAGCTTGAGTCTTGGGTTCTAGACGGTTGCTGGATTCAGCAGGCTGCATATGGTGATCATGACTACGCAAGTGGTGATCCTAACATCGTTACCCTAACAATTCGATTCGACAACGCAACCAACGTTTCTGGTCCAAATACTAACGACGGAACAACAGTCGGCGGCAACCCATATCCAGATATCGCAAGCCCAACTGGCGGTACAACCTTCGCTTAATCGCGAGCTGGAGGCGGTAAGTGCCTAGCTTTTCGAGTCTGTTCACTTCACTAACTGGCGCGGGATTCTTCTATGAGAAGAGTCCCCGTCATACTACCTACGTTTTCAACCAAGACAGTCAAGCCTTATACAGAAATCAACCAAGATTTCCGTTTGAGTATTATGTGACTATCAATTTGAATAACGTAGGCACAGCTTCATCGTTTATTGGACAATTCTACAATAACCCTACCTGGCAGCAAGTTCCACCACTAATTAAGAGTGTGGAAATGCCAAGCATGAAAATTGAAACTACACCACTAAATCAGTACAATAGAAAAAGATTAAGTCAGACAAGAATTAATTTTGAACCTATTAAGATGGTGTTCCACGATGTTGCTGATGGCAAGACACTGAAGTTCTGGGAAATGTACTATAGATACTACTTTCAGGATGGTACCGAACCGGGCAAGAACCAAGTAAAGCAAGCACAAGGTAACAACAAACAATATTCCGTTGAGCAATTCTTAAAAAACATTACGCCGAAAATTAATCCTAACATTCTGAGTTTGCCATCTAGCATTAAGGATGTTTTCAGTGGTGGTCCAAATAAGAATAATGCTCTTCCTACAAACTCTGATGGTGAAAAGGCTGCAATTCAAAATATTGTGGCCGATACATTAGATAATCATCACTTTGGTTTTAACTTACCTACAGTTGGTAATATTAGAAACCTGATTCAGTCTATTGATATCTTCCAAGTTCACGGCGGACGTTTCAATGCTGTACGTCTAGTTAATCCTAGAATTTCAGCATTTACCCACGATCAGTTAAATTATGCAGTCGGTGATAGAACATTAGAACTAACAATGTCTATCGAATATGAATATGCATACTATATCATTCAGAATTTAAAGCTTGGTTCCGATGATCCTATAAAGTCTTCAAAAGAACCCTTTGAGCATGGCGAATTCCTTGAACTACCTGCACTAGCATTCAATACTACGCTTATGGATTTCATTGAATCTAACAATCCGTTGTTGAATTCTGATAATCCTATTCTGCAAAGAATTGGTAAAAACGTACAATCAAGTGTTGGTGCTGTAACAGGATCGTTCCTGTCCGATAAGGTTGTTAGAAAAGTAAGTGCCGGCGCACTAGACGGATTGGCTAACATTAATCCGAAGCCGTACTATCCTCAATCTGCGCCGCAGGTTTCTACAAGGCCGTTTAAATCCACTGCTTCTCAGGCAACACCGATGTATAAAGATGTAAACAGAACAGGTGGTAATGGTGGCTAATTCTAACATTTCGTCCCTAGGCCGCTTCAGTTCTCAAATGCTTACCTATTTGGGTACGCAGAGAACTGTTAAGTCTGTTACCGGTTCGCCGAATAACACATTTAAGTATGCTACCGGACCAACTGTATTCCCGAATCCCGGATCACTTCAGCAATCTAAGCTTGGTGCCGGTGTTTCTGGTGCCTATTCTCCCGAATGGTATAATAATACACGATGCTATTTCCTGGCACGAGGTGCATCGGCAGTTTATGCTGACACCATGACGGGAATAGTCATTGATATGGCAACAACCTTAGGCCTTACACCTCAGTCATTGCTAGAGCAAGTTGACGACAATGGTAAGCTATTTTTTGACGCGAATGCATATAGAACATTCAATATGCTAAGAGACCCGGGACATCAGGTCGGTACCGTTACGTCAGTCGACAACAGATATAGTCTAAAAGCTAAAGAAATAAGGGTATAAATGAGATCATATGTTCAGGGAGAATATAAACCTGTAAATCCCGACAAGTATGTCGGTGCGTACCCTATCTATTTCAGATCGTCGTGGGAGTTCAAAGTTATGCAACTCTTCGACACCAATCCAAACATTATTTCCTGGGCAAGCGAATCCTTAAAGATTCCTTATAAAAATCCCTTTACGAATAAATACACTGTGTATGTGCCTGATTTCGTGGTCACTTATGTAGACGCTAAAGGTAATCAAAAAACTGAGATTATTGAGGTAAAGCCAGCCAAGGAAACTTTCTTAGAACAGGCTAAGAGTCAAAAGGCTAAGGCAGCGGTCGCATTGAATACATTCAAATGGGCAGCAGCACAAGCATTTGCGAAGCATCACGGCATGTCATTCAGGGTTATGAATGAGGAAAATATCTTCAATAATCCAAAAGGAAAGGCTTGATGACTAAGAAAATGGAAGAATTCTTTAATTTGCCTCCCAGCGACGAGCCGGAGGCAGAAGAATCGTTACCCGCTAAATCTCGTGAAGAGCTTTTTGAAGAAGCTCAGCAGATCTATTCCTCCCTAACAACAGCAGAAAAAGTAGACGTTGCATTACCTACGGTTTCGGGTTTAGATACCCATGATACCGAAATGGACGAAATTGCTAAGAAGGCGGTTGATACATTCAACGACTTAATTGCATTAGGTGGGAATGTGCCAGATATGCATGCCGGAAAGATTTACGAAGTAGCAGGGCAGATGCTTAAGACTGCACTTGAAGCTAAGAATGCGAAGGCAGAGCGTAAACTCAAGATGATTGAGTTACAGCTTAAGAAAGTTCGAGCAGAACAAATTGATTTCGAAAATGGTAACGGTCAACGCCAGGGCGGTGGGCAAGGAGGCGAGTTTGACCGTAACGAACTCCTGAAATATATTGTTAGCAACAAATCAGAAAAATCTGATAAATAGTCATAACACTGGAGTTTACTATAATGGAAATGAAATCATTTGCATCTTACGTTGCAGAAACTAAAAAGGAATACAAATATGTCCTTAAGTTTGCTGTAAATGATATGCCGGATAGCATGATTGATATTCTTGAAGCTTGCCTTACAAAGTATGAGCTCAAGGAAGCTTCGGCATTTAGAAAAACACCTATTCAAGAAAGCCCACTAGATTTCCCTAACATAAAGAATACTCCTGTATTCATTTGTGATGTAACACTTGGTTATCCAGGCTCTCTTGATTTTTTAAGAACATACGTTTGCAATAACCTTGGTATTTCTCCAGGTCAGCTTGCAGTATATTCTGAAAACGATCCACGTCAAATCGAAACAGATTTATTCCTAGAAAGATCAGCCCCTCAATTTAAGGAAGGCTATAAGACAAAGCTAGGAAGCGATTACGAAGAAACAGGCGACAAGAATATGTATGGTGAGACATACAATGTTTCTTTCTTAAAAGAGCTTGATAAAGTTCGTAAGGAAAGAGAAACAGTCGTTGTTGAAAATCCACTAAGCAAAAAAGAAGATGTTGATCATTCTACACTTCCAGCTGGTTATGATGGTTTCAATGACCCTAAGAATTTAAAGAAGGATGATGTCGGATTCTTCGGTCGTATTAAGAGACCAAATCTACATAAGGCAGGTATCAAATGAAAAGCATGCGTCAACTAATTAACCTCATGGAGAGTGTAGAGGCTGTTCCGGGATTGAACGAAAAGTCTAGTTCCGAAAAGCAAGCACGTTTTATGGCTGCCGCTGCTCACGATCCGAAATTTGCCAAGAAGGCTGGTATCGAACAGGATGTAGCCAAGGAATTCAACAAGGCCGACACAGGTACAGAACTTCTAAGCAAGGCAGCAAAGAATAAAGAAGAATCTTGCAGCATGGAAGAAGCTCACGTGGATACATGCCGTCAGACAAATGGTGCTCCTGCACGTGATGCATGTGCAATGGAAGGCGCCGATGAATCTGAAATTACCGATGATATGGTAAGAGCAGCATATCAGGCAAGACATGAAGCATTTGCTAAGGATCTTCCAAATAAGTATCAATTGGCTGATTATGCAAGTATGTTGGCGAATAAGCATGCACAACAGCAATCTATGAAGGCACACGGAAAGGGTTTCGATCCTATTTCCGGTAATCTTCTTCCTGAAGATCTAAACAACGGCTATGACGATGTTGAAATTGCTAGCGGCCAGGATTTCTTCCCTAATGGTGCAGATAGTCCTGTAGTCAAGGCAGTTGGCCCATCCGGCGCACGTCAAGGTGATAATCCAGAGCAAAAGAAGATGAAAGTTGCTGAGGAAGAACATCGCGAACTGGTGTATGCCTACAGACAGTATTTGAAAGAGTCCGCTAAAGTGGCTCCAAAAAAAAAATTAAAGGAGAACCAGCAGGTTCTTTCTGACTTCGAAATTCAGGACTACGATCTAAGTTTCGATAGTAGTTCTGATTCCGCAGATATCAGCGGTTCAGTTTCAGCATCAGCTACAGTCCCGGGACTTGACGGCCAGCCAAAAGATATTGGATGGGACGTATGGGTTGAGGCAACATGCGGCATTGGTTGGGAATCAGACGAATCACCAACTGGCTGGAATTACAAAACAGATAATCCAACCTACACTAGCTATACCTACGCTACCGGCGATAGCCTCGAATTTACTTCAATTACATTCAGCGACGGTGCAGTTTTCTACATTAACAACGAAGAATTGACATTGCAGGATGCGCAGCAACAAATTGATCCTGCTGTCTTGAAACTTCTTCTTGATCCAAAACTCTTTGAACCTACTGTTGGAAAGTTTGCCGATAGTAAGATTCAGGATATGGAGCCGCCCGAGCCTGACTTTGATGAACCCGACAGGGACGACTATTACGATAGTAGATATTAAATATGGCGATTTATCAAGACGACAAACTGGTCAAGCGTGCCTATAAAAAGGTTAGCTATACCAAGGAACAAATTGACGAATTAAAGGCATGTATGGACCCTGTAAACGGGCCCAGATACTTTATTACTAACTTCATGTATATCCAGCACCCACGTTTGGGTAGACAGAAGATTGAGTTATTTGATTTCCAATACGAACTACTTGATAACTATCACAATTCTAGAAAATCAGTAAACATGATTAGCCGCCAGATGGGTAAGACCACTGTTGCGGCTGGTTATCTTCTTTGGTACGCTATGTTCGTTGATGATGCAACAATTCTAATTGCATCTAACAAATATGACGGCGCACAGGAAATTATGCACCGTGTTCGATATGCATATGAATCTGTCCCGGATCATATTCGAGCAGGTGTTAAATCTTACAATAAACGTTCCATTGACTTTGATAATGGATCGCGTATTCAGGCAACCACTACTACAGCAAACACTGGTCGTGGTATGTCCTTGTCTCTAGTTTACCTTGACGAATTTGCGTTCGTGGAACCAAATATTGCTAAGGAATTCTGGACTTCACTATCACCGACCTTGTCGACAGGTGGTAAGTGTATTATTACTTCAACTCCAAACACTGACGAAGATCAATTTGCTGATATTTGGTTCGGTGCTAATAAATTAGTCGACGCAAACGGAAATGAGACCGATGTTGGTGTGAACGGTTTTCGTCCGTATATTGCTACCTGGTCTGCTCACCCTGATCGCGATCAAGCATGGGCAGATTCAGAATTGGCAGCATTAGGTGAAGATAGATTCCTTCGCGAACACGAATGCCAGTTTATTACATTTGAAGAAACACTTATCAATCCTGTTAAACTTGCTCAACTTAATTCTATTCAACCTATCAGAAAAACTGGACAGGTACGTTGGTATTCTGAAATTCGTTCAAACATGACATATGTTGTTTCTCTTGATCCTTCGTTGGGAACAGGCGGAGATAACGCAGCTATTCAAGTTATCGAATTACCGACTCTTGTTCAGGTTGCCGAATGGAGTAGCAATAGAGCACCTGTTGAAGAACAAGTTAAAATCATGCGTAAAATTCTTGAAGAATTATACGATAATGGAAAACCTGAAATTTATTGGTCAGTTGAAAGTAACACACTAGGCGAAGCTGCATTGGTAGTTATTCGTGATACTGGCGAAGAAAATTTCCCCGGAACAATGCTGCACGATCCAAAGAATAGATTGCAAGGCAAGACGGGACGCAGAGCAGGTTTCGTAACAACAAACAAGTCGAAACTCGAGGCTTGTGCAAAACTCAAATTCTTGATCGAGTCTGGCAAAATGAAGCTAAATTCAAGAGGTATTCTGTCTGAGCTAAAGGTGTTTGTTTCGAGAGGAAATACATTTGAAGCTCGAGAAGGACAGACTGACGATTTGATTATGGCTATGATTCTTGCAGTTCGAATGACAGATTTTATTTCTACCTGGGACGATCAATCTCAAGCCGCTATCAATTCAAGTGTGGCAATCGACGACGATAGAAGCTTCGATGCGCCTCTGCCTGTTTTTATCTAATTTCAGATAAATAAGAGAAAGAAGGATTCAAAATGGTAGAAATTAACGAGTTAGCTCATAAGATTTTTTCTCTTCTGAAGGGTAACGGACTTCAGGTAAAAATCTTTGATGTTGAAGGCGCTGAAACTACCAATCCTGAAGACGGTCGTCGTTTCTTCGTTATGGCACCAAATATTATGGTTACAATTGACGAGGATGGCAACAATGTCGGGTTTAGTAAAGGTGCAGACGTCGGCGACGAAGTGGCCAGTGTGCAAAAAAGCATTCGTAAATTAGCAGATGAATTCCTACTAAATTCGAGCATTAAGGTATTTGGCAAGTCAATTCAACCAAGAGATTTTGCATATCAAGCAAAGATTAAAAAGGCAGAAAATATGGGCGCATTACAAGAAAGTTTCAGCAAGATGTTTGGTTCACTAAGAACATCTCATCAAATGTTAGAAAATGTCAGAATTCTGGTAAAGCATAAAGTACCTGTGGACGAGTCTGTACCAGGTGCAAGATCTCGCCATATTGCTGCAATTTTCCTAGAATGCAATGGAGAACGTTTCCGTTTTCCACATAACTATCTCCCGGGTGCAAGAGCAATGGCACAACACCTTGCGCACGGTGGCTCCATGGGCGATAAGGTTGGTGCATATATTAATGAAAGCACTGGTCAGCTATTGAAGCTTCAGTCCTTTAACCGTTATGTTACCACCAATAAACTAATTAATGAAGATAGCTCCGGTATTGTTGAAACGGTAAAGGAGAATATCGAGACATTGCGTACAGAGCTAAGAAAGCTAACTGGCGTAAAAACATATGAAACAGTAAAGGCACGTATCGAAACATTTGAACGTGAAACACTTGCTGAAGATGATGTTTCCCAACTCAAGGATCTATTTACTATTCGCCGTTTTGACGAAAAGTTCGAGGAAGTGCTTCCTATCGTTAAACAATTGATTCAAGAGAAGGATACATATCACAAGCGTATCGAAGAGGCTGCCGCAAATGTAGTCAGAGTTCGTCGCGAGGCTATAAATACTACACCGATTTTTGAATTCGCAAGCGAAAGTGCTCGCCTAGGATATAAGATCAGTGAACTTTCTCTACGTATTCTTGAAAACGAAGAACTTTCTTCCTTTGTTGGTAAGATTGGCAATAAGCTAGTCAAGGAAGGTCAGATTAATGATTTCGAGAAGGCTGTATTATCTCAAATCTTCGAGAACATCGAAGTAGTTGAGGCAGCTCAAGTAGAGAAAAAAGAGATCAAAGAGGCATTCGATTTCGATACATACTTTGATAAATATATTTACAAGTTTTTCTAAACCGAAAAGCTTGACAGATACATAAGACTTTCGTACATTAGTCGCTGTACGTTAGAAACACAGTTAGGGCGTGAAAGGGTTTAACGTGACCCAAGTAGGCTGCGACTCAGGGAAATAACGTTCTTTTTAAACTAAAGCATAGGATAAACATATCATGTCAAAAACATTAGAAGAAATTCGCAAGAAGCTACAAGCACTAGACGCCCGCAAGGGTCCCGCAGGTTCCGGCGGTGGTGGAGATAAAACCACTTACCCACACTGGAATATCCCAGAAGGAACATCCCTCTCAACTCGCTTACTCCCTGACGCAAATCCAGATAACACATTTTTCTGGGCAGAACGTCAAATCATTAAGCTTCCATTCCCTGGCATCAAGGGTCAAGACGAAAGCAAGCCCGTCATTGTTCAAGTTCCATGTATCGAAATGTGGGACGGTAAGAACACCTGCCCTATCCTGAACGAAGTTCGCCCATGGTGGAAAGACAAGTCTCTCGAAGATCTTGCACGCAAGTATTGGGTCAAGCGTACCTACTACATGCAAGGTTTCGTGAAGAACGATCCGCTGAACGAATCTGATCCTCCAGAAAATCCAATTCGTAAGTTCATTATCGGTCCACAGATTTTCGCAATCATCAAGGCTGCGCTGATGGATCCCGAAATGGAACACAGCCCTGTTGATTATGTCAACGGTGTTGATTTCATTATCTCGAAGACCAGCAAGGGCGGATTCGCAGATTACGGTACATCGAAGTGGGCAAGAAAAGAGTCGAGCATCACAGCCGATATGCAAGAAGCCATTGAAAAGTATGGTCTTGTAGATCTATCCACATATCTGCCAAAGCGTCCAACTCCTGAACAACTAGCTATCATCTATGAAATGTTCCAAGCATCTGTAGATGGTGAACTGTATGATCCGGAAGCATGGAGCCAGCACTACAAGCCATTCGGCTTCGATGCAGGCGCCGGCGACGACGACGGCGGTGAAGGTCGTAGAGTATCGCGCTCTGCTCCTGTTTCTCGTCCAGCACCAGCACCAGCACCTGCACCTGCCCCTGTGGCACAGAAGCCGGTCGTTACAGAAACTGAAGACGAAGATCCACCTTTCGAGCCAGATCCTCCTAAGGCTACCACAGAAGCTAAGGATACCGGAAGTGCCACAGCAGGCAAGTCTCCGCAAGAAATCCTAGCAATGTTGCGTAACCGCAATAAGTAATTTCTAGACACGGGGCAGGTAAATACTGCCCCGACTAACTTATTCAAGGAGAACCTATGGCTAAGGCCTTTGACGTTTCAAAATTTCGTAAAAATCTAACTAAGAATATCACAGGTATTTCTACAGGATTCAATGATCCTGATACCTGGATTAGCACAGGTTCGTATGGACTGAACTATCTCATTAGCGGCGACTTCTACAGAGGCGTTCCTATGGGTAAAGTCACTGTTTTTGCAGGCGAATCCGGTGCAGGCAAGTCCTACATTGTGTCGGGCAATATCGCAAGAGCAGCACAAGAACAAGGCATTTACGTTGTTATGATTGACACCGAAAATGCACTTGACGAAAAGTGGCTGCATACCCTAGGCGTTGATACTGATGAATCGAAGATGCTTCGCATTGGTGCGTCTATGGTTGACGAAGTAGCAAAGATCGTTCACGACTTTGTTGCAGAATACAAACAAAATTATCTTGATCTACCACGTGCAGATCGTCCTAAGATTCTATTCATTGTTGACTCTATTGGTATGTTGCTAACACCAACAGAAGTAGATCAGTTCAGCAAGGGCGATATGAAGGGCGACATGGGTCGTAAGGCAAAGCAATTGAAAGCTTTTGTCTCGAACTGTGTAAACATGTTCGGTGACTTGAACATCGGTATGGTTGTGACAAACCATACATATGCAAGCCAAGACATGTTCGACCCCGATGACAAGATCTCCGGTGGTTCTGGCTTTATCTTTGCTTCGAGTATCGTTGTTGCAATGAAGAAGTATAAACTGAAGGAAGATGAAGATGGTAACAAGACTTCAGAAGTAAATGGTATTCGTGCTACCTGCAAGGTTGTAAAGACACGTTATTCCAAGCCGTTTGAATCTATCAAGATTGATATTCCGTGGGAAACAGGTATGAATCCCGTCTCTGGTCTGTTCGATCTATTCGAAAAATCGGGCGTGCTCATTAAGGAAGGCAATCGTTACAGCTACACATGCAAGAGCACAGGTGAAGTCATGAAGTATTTCCGTAAGGAATGGAATGACTTTGAGAAAATGAAAGTGATTATGGATGAGTTCACCCAGGATGACCTACATGCGGTTATTACAGATGCTGAGGATGAACAACTTCCTAAGGCAGTAGTGGAGGCATAAAATGGTTAGCGAACATAACGAACTAATCATGGAATTGTGGGGAAGAATTAAAACCCACATTCAGCCAAAGGAGCGACTAGAAGTGGCCGATATTCTAATCGATGTTTTCGATGAGTTTGGCATGTTGGACGACAGCATTCTAAATGAAGACCTTGACAAAGAACTGAAGGCTGCTACAAAGAGCCGGTTGGCCGATGACGAAATTGAAGATTACGAGGACGAGGATGACAGTTTTAGCTTCTGACTTCGGACAAGAACTTCTTGGGGTTATAAAGAGCAAGGATGCTCAGCAATCCCTTTCGAAAGTCCAGCAGTATAAAGAGAAAATGCGAGATACGACTGTGGGTGTTGACTACGTTACCTGGATTACTGAGCCTGCAAATCTGACCTTGGTACATAAGACCTTGGCAGAAGACCTGGGCGTCCCTCCACGTTTACTAGCCATCAAGAGAGTTGCTATGTCTCGAACTCAGAAAGCGGTTTTATTGGTACAAGCTATCGAATTAGGAATTAAGAAAGTACACAAACTATGAGCAGTTGGTATTACAAGGTCACACAAGACCTTGCCAATGTGCCAGCTTTTATTGACTACTTCGAAAGTGAACTCGAGGAGGCTAGAAAAGAGCTGTCTCTAAAAGGCAAGACTCTTGAAAAGCATGCAGCCGAACTTCCTGGATTGGTTGAGTATAGATTTGCTCAACTCCAGGAAATCGAGGCTGTGCTAGAGTACCTAAACATAAAACTAAAACAAGAACGTTCTGCACAATTTAAGAAGTTTCTTGAAGCGTACAATAAGACGCTAACCTCTCGCGATGCTGAAAAGTATGTAGACGGTGTAAAGGAAGTTGTTGATTTGACAATGTTGAACAACGAAGTCGCTTTACTACGAAACAAATTTCTTGGAGTCAGCAAGGGGTTCGAGGCTAAGAATTTCATGACTGGACATATCATTAAATTAAGGGTGGCTGGTCTAGATGACGCAGCAATTTAATGGCAACCACAAAACTAATTATTCAAGATGAAGTAAACGTCAAGTTCGAAGGACTTGACGTTGTCACACGAAGAAAGCTTGTAGAGACAGTGGAATATTTTGTTCCATATGCAAGACATACTCCTGCTTACAAGCTAGGAAGATGGAATGGTAAAATTTCATTCTGTGATGTTGGGGCACGAACATATCTAAATCTTCTAGATAGATTACTTCCGGTAGTTCAACAGAACGGATATGATATAGAAATCGATGATCAGCGAGAAGTACACGATTTTGTTTTTGAGGAAGTCGAAGAGGATTCTTATTCCCACATTAAATGGCCTAAGGGGCACCCAAAGGCCGGAGAACCTATTGAAATTCGCGAACACCAGCTTGATGTTATCAATTCCTACCTAAACAATCTAACAGGTATCAACATTGCCCCTACAGGCGCTGGCAAGACAATTATTACGGCGATTTTAAGCCATAAAGTTCAACCGTATGGGCGAAGTATTGTCATCGTGCCTACTAAGGACTTGGTCACGCAAACCGAAGAAGATTACATCAACATGGGTCTTGATGTAGGTGTATTCTTCGGTGATAGAAAGGAGTATGGAAAAACCCATACTATCTGTACATGGCAAAGCTTGGAAAGCCTATCCAAAAAGTCAAAGGAAGACGAGTCGGTAGATATCGAAGCCTTCTTCAGCGGCGTTATTTGCGTTATCGTAGACGAAGTACACAAAGCAAAGGCCGACGTCTTGCGCAAACTATTGTCGACCTACTTAGCGAATTGTCCGATACGCTGGGGACTGACTGGGACGATGCCTGAGGAAGAATACGAGCAGGTTGCGGTTATGGCCTGTATCGGACCTATGCTTGGTGCTATTAAGACAAAAGAATTGCAAGATAAAGGTATTCTTGCTAACTTGCATGTCAATATTTGGCAATTGCAAGATCTTGGCGAAGCAGCATTCGACAATTATCAGACAGAGCTAAAATGGTTAACTTCTAATCCGCAAAGATTGAAGTTCTTGGCTAAAGAGATTGAGGCCATGGCTGAGAACGGTAACACTCTTATTCTGGTAGATCGCGTACAAACTGGCGAAATGTTACAATCGCTTATACCGGGCTCGATTTTTGTGTCCGGTAAAATGAAGTCAAAAGATCGTAAAGAAGAATATAAAGAAGTTCAAGAGGTAGACGGCAAGGTTATTATTGCCACTTATGGTGTGGCGTCTACGGGCATCAACATTGTCCGTATTTTTAACCTAGTCTTGTTTGAAGCAGGCAAGAGCTTTGTTAGAGTAATTCAGAGTATCGGTAGAGGTATTCGTGTTGCACCGGACAAGGATTTTGTTAATGTGTATGATGTATGCTCGAACTGTAAATTCTCTAAGCGACACTTGACAAAGAGAAAGAAGTTCTACGATCAAGCGGAATATCCATACAAGGTAACAAAGGTGCAATATTGATAACAGTTGACACAAATATTTCGTGGGGATATTTGCCTTTATTAGAAATATTTGCAAAGGCAAACAGTCTTGTCCTAAAATTTGAAATGTATTATCACGAAATTGGCGATAGCGATGGTATTGTTATTGCTAGAGAACATACTCGTATTTCATATGAGGATGATTCTGATACTGCAATGGCTATTACTTGCCTATCAATTAAGCATCTTGGATTTGAAAATATGCTTTGTGATTATCTGATTCGTTGCAATGTAGAACCAAAGATGATTCCAATCGGGAAATATGTCATGAGGAAGACACCCGAACAAATGGAAAAAGATTGGCAAGAACATAGAAAGAAAATAGGCCTAGCAAGATGAATATTCTTACAAACGAAAACCGAGCGTACAACCTTGATAAGATTCCCGACGAAGTTGAGGATATCAGATATTGTGTGCTTGATTATTCAGATCCAAAAAATCCAGATTATTTCTTTATCCCGTTAATTTTCTTGGAGAGTTTTCACGCCCCAGCAGTAGTTTTGCGAGTAGGTGAATACACAGTACAGATGCCGCTCGATTGGTCTATTCTTGTGTGCGATGAAGATTACAGTGACCTTGAAGTTATGCCACTTACAAGTTTGAACGATCGTGGATTTTATACTATGGCGTTCAATCCACTAAGACACATGGTACCAAGACCTCAAGAAGTTTATATCACAAATGTTTATCAAGATGTGAAATGGTTTTTCCCTAAGCTAAAGAACGGCAACATCTTGGTAGTACCTGTAGAAGACAAGCCACATCCAAATTGTGTACTCTTCGTTAAGGAAGTGAGCAAATTGCCTGATGTAATTGATATTGGAGCACTCTTTGAGTAATTGGGTCGAAGACTTCTTTGCACTAAATCCTGACGCAGTTAAGGAAGAAGTTGATACAAAGAAGAAGAAAAAGGAAAGCACGCTAGGACTCGATAGAGAACTGCCTGCTATGGATTTCAGAAATCTAGAATTCTATGATAGTTTAACTCCCGAAGAAAAGAAAGAAATCAGCCTTTGGGTTCTAATGCGATTTATGAGTTCATCTCAAGGTGATGCAATTCATCATCTGACAATGGTGAATGAGTTAGTCAACATGGACTTTAATGTTATTTCGAAGCATCCAGAATTACAATGGAAATTACTTGCTATCTGTGGCACTAAGCGTAAGCAATATCATCCTTGGATTGCGCCACCGAAGGGCGTGAAGAAGAACAGGCTCGAAGAAGCAGTTCTTTCGCATTATCCGTTAATGAAAGATGATGAGCTAGAGCTCTTCTTGCAAGTAAATACCAAGCAAGAGTTAGAAGAATTTTTCAAAGATAACGGCTATGACGACAAGGCAATCAAAGAATTATTTAAGAGTGGCGGTTCTAACAGGGGGGTTTGATCCTGTTACTCCGGGACATATAGAATATTTCAAAGATGCATCTGCAATCGCAGATGTTGTCCTTGTTTTTGCAAATTCAGATGCATGGCTTACTCGAAAAAAGGGTAAGCCATTTATGCAACAACCAGCAAGAATTGCTATTCTTGAGTCAATCAAGTATATTACAGCAGTCCTGCCTTTGACCGAGGTAGACGATGCTGATAACACATCTAATTCAGCCATCAAAATTTCTAGAATGATGTATCCCGATGCAAGGATACTATTCATGAATGGTGGTGATAGAAATGCCGGAAATATCCCGGAAAGTGAAACAGCAGAAGCTTTTAACGTCGAGTTACTTTTTGGTGTAGGTGGAACAGATAAGAGATATTCTAGTTCCTGGTTTCTGAGAGATTGGAAAAATGCATAAGGTAAAAAGACGTTGGGGTTCTTACGAAGTATTGGCAACGAAAGAAGGTTGTCTTATTAAGGAACTCATTATTGAACCGGGAAAGAGTATTAGCCTGCAATATCACAATTACAGGGATGAGCATTGGGTAATACGTTCCGGGGTAGGTGCTGTACGAGTCGGTGAAAATATAATCAGAGCCGAAGCAGGATCGACGTTTTCAATCAAGGCAGGACAGATACATAAGATACTAAATATTGGCCTAGAAGAACTTGTTTTGATAGAGGTACAACTTGGTAAAACCCTCAGCGAAGATGACATTATTAGACTCGAAGAAATCGATGAAACAAGATTATGAGTGCAAATTTTGTGGCGTAAGATTTCATAAAGAGTCAACATTAACCACGCATATGTGCGTCAAGAAAAGACGCCATGCAGATCTTAATTCGACAGGTTCTAGACTTGGGTTTAGAACCTTTCAGCGTTTTTACGAAAAAGCAACAAATTCAAAAACTCTAAAGACAACTGATGATTTCATTAACAGCACATATTACATTGATTTTGTGAAGTTCGGAAATCACCTTGCACTTCTGAAACCAGTTCATACTGAAAAGTATATTGACTTTGTTATCATGAATGGTGTAAAGTTAAAGGACTGGACAAAAGATTTTGTATATGAAACTTACATTGAGGACCTGGTAATGAAGGAGCCCGCTGTAAGTGCTACCGAAAGAACAATTGAAGAAATTATTGCTTGGTGCAGTGAAAACAAAGTCGAGTTTAAGGATTTCTTCGGCAAGGTAAATCCAAACGAAGCGGCATATCTTATTAAGACTGGAAAAATTAGTCCTTGGGTGTTATATCTTTCCAGCACCGGCGATGATCTAATGACACGGTTTAACGGAGATCACGCCAAAATGATTGGTACGATCATTGATCCGGGAAACTGGATGAGAAAATTTAAGAAACAAGAAGATGATGTTTCTTACATTAAAGAAATACTTGAGCAGGCCGGATTATGATAGTAGTAGATCTGCTAGAATGGAATCTAAATGTTCCTATGTATTCGAAATGGTGCAATGAGAACAAAGTCCCTGTACTTCGAGTTTCGATGACAAAGTACAGAATGAAAGAATCTGATTATGTATTCTTTAAGATGAAATTTACTAAATCGGATTACAGTAAATTTAGAGTTTCATGCGATGAATGAAAGACATATGTGTAAAACTTCTCAGTAAACATCCGTCGTGGAGTCCTAAGTACGACGAACAGATACAAGAATACAAATTGTGGATGAAGGAGCATCTTCCGGATGGTTCGTATTACATTCCGAGGAGAAAAGAACCTATAGTCTTTTTCCTAGAAGAACAAGATCTTATGTTGTTCACCATGTATTTTAGTAGAAGTTCATATCAACGCATAGGCAATGCCATAGACATGTCACGTGTTGAAAAAATGTTAATAAGAGAAGTTCTTCTAGAAAGACAAAATGAAAAAAGTAACAACTGATGTCGATATTGACTGCTTTGGTAGAGATAACATTCTGTCCGGAATGGAATCCATCTTTGGCAGAATTGATCGACCAGATGGAAGAGTGGAGAAGCATCCAACTGGGGTTTACTTCCAAAATATTCCTCGCGACCCTGTTACTAACATGTCCACTCTTGATCACCGTATTGCTAATGATTATGGATACTTCAAGATAGACTTTCTGAATGTCAACATGTATGAAAAAATTCGTGACGAAAATCATTTGTTGGCATTATTGAATACTGAACCGCCCTGGGATTTCTTCCAGTACGAGGAAGTAACAGAACAGTTATTTCACCTCAAAGGGCATTCCGATTTACTGAAAAGATATAAGCCGCAGTCTGTAGAAGACTTGGCTATGATTCTTGCTATTGTTCGTCCTGCAAAGGCATACCTGCAAAGGCATGATTGGGACAGAATTAGGAAAGAGGTCTGGGTAAAGGAGGTAGGTGAGGAAGCCTATCAGTTTAAAAGATCTCACGCAATCAGCTATGCACTAGCTATCATTGTGAATCTTAATTTACTGATAGAAGAATTAGCTAAGGATTAATCCTGCTTTCTTACCAACTGAATCTGGCGCTTTTTGATTCTCTTCTTCATTATGTTGTTCAGGCTTGTCACTGAACCAAACATAATCTCGACGTCCTTATTAACGATGGTTTTTAGGCAATAGCGAAATGGAATCATTTGGCCTTGCATAAAAATGTTAATAGGTAGAAGTCTATTACTTTCCCACCACCAGGTTTCCCCGTGTTCAAGGAAAAGCATTTTTTCATCCTGTGAACGGATGGAATCGTAATCGTAGAAGCTTATGATTCTGTCATCAGAATTCTGGATTATCCCGATATACTCGTGATTTTGAAACCGAATTCCGGTCAGAAAGGGGAATTTTTCGTTAATGTCGTCTAGATTAAACATACCGTGTTATTTATACTCTTTCGCCGTGGCTGGAACTTTTTTTGGTGCTTTGGGTGATAAATACAAGAAAGGCAGGTTAAAATGGACGTAACTTTTCACAAATTGTATCTTTATGACCACGTAAGGGAACTACTTCTGGTAGGTGATACATTCTGCCCATGTAAGGATAATGGACCTATGCACAAAAATCCGATAAAGGCACATAAGGGCGTTGATAACAAGATTATTTTCAGGGCCCTTCAACCAGATAGATCGCCAGCCACTGTTGATTGCGATCAACAAATTTATGCACGAATTGTCGATCCTAAAAATAGAAAGATTGTCCTAGAAAAACTTTGCCGCCTAGGCCCTGCAAAAGGGTTGATTACGTTGATTCTTGACGAGGGCGACATTGTTGATGTTCATGCCGGTCTTTACGAAATGGTTCTAATTAGAACAGAAAATTTCGTAGCAGGTGTAAATGATTATATTGTACAGAAGCCATTGTACTCGGACATGTACGATAATATTTCAATGGAAATTGAAATAACTGAGCAAGCATTCAAAGCTCCTTTGCAGCCTTTTGTTTTGAATCCCGAAGACTGGACATCAGACATTCTTATCCCTACTTTTGGTCCACCTACACCTTGCTTCTATTCGCCTCGAATTCCCGGTGCAAGAGTACAGAACCATAAGGAATCGGTGCATACCTTCTCGACCTACACTCAAAACTTTACGGGTGTTCTCGAGATTTGGGGTTCTCTCGAAGAGACTCCGGATCCATATCTTAACCATGCAAGATGGTTCAAGATTTTTCCATCTACAATGTCTACAGATATTCAATTCTTTGCCTATACAGGTACACAGGCATGGACATTCTCTGCAGACTTCATGTGGTTGAAATTTAGATATTTCCCATCGACCGAAGTCCTTGATCCGGGCATTATGAAGAAGTTAATTGTTCGAACATAATTTGATTTTCGCTAGAGAATCTGTTATTATTGTTCAATGATCATAGATGCCCTTAAAGATGCCATTCTTGCAAATATAGGAACGCTGAAGCAAGCCCCCAAAGGCTGGCATAAGCGCCATTGCATGCTGTGTCACACACAAGGACATGGCAGAGATACAAGAAATCGTTTTGGCATTCAATTTAATCCTAACTCTATTGCAGTGAATTGCTTTAACTGCGGATTTTCTGCTGGTTACACTGAAGGCAAAGAGTTGTCGAATGGCTTTAAGTTTTTCCTAAAACAAATCAATATTGATGATAAATTTATCAAGCAAATTGAATTTGAAATCTTCAAGCATACGAAAGACATTAAGGTAGTAAGGGAAGGTGACGAAGAGACCGCAGCAGATAGAGAGGCAAAATTAAAATCTCTCTTTCAGAAATGGAAACCAATAGATCTTCCAGAGGATTCGTTACCTGTAACACAATGGCTTGAATATGGACTCGATGATCCCGATTTTATGCGTGTGGTTGAGTATGCTCTCAGCAGAAAATTGTACGATCTTGAAAATTTCTATTGGTCGCCTTCAAAGCTATTCCAGGTAAATCAGCGTTTGATTATTCCGTATTTTTACCGTGGTAAAATTGTCGGATTTACCGCAAGATTGTCATACGACACAGATGGCAAGAGCATACCAAAATACTATCAGCAATGCCCGACAGATTTTGTCTATAACCTAGACAATCAACAAGATTGGTCGCGTAAATACGTTATCGTCACAGAAGGTGTCCTTGATGGATACACTGTTGATGGTGTAAGTACGCTGGGCGAAATAGGTCAAGCGAAAGTAGATATTATCAACAGGTTACAAAAACAGGTTATAGTTTGCCCTGACAGAGACAAGAAGGGGTGGGACCTTGTTGAGGTAGCAATAGAAAACAATTGGGCTGTATCTTTTCCTAGGTGGGATTCGAACATCAAAGATGCGGCCAAGGCGGCCGAAAAGTACGGACGTCTTTTAACCACGTATTCCATTATCTCTTCAGCTGTTCATGGAAGAGACAAGATAACGTTAAAATGGAAAATGGAGCAGAATGAGCGATCAAGAAAACGCCAGTGAAATTAGCGATTACACAAAGGATATCGAAGACTTGTTTATCAATTTTATGGTAAGCAAGCCGGATCTCTTTGTCCGCTGCAAGGGTATTCTGAAGTCGGGTTATTTTGACGATAAGCAAAATAAGGATACTATTGCTTTCGTCGAAAATTATAGCACTGATTTTACAAATATTCCGTCATTAGAACAGATCAAGGCAGTGACAGGTAAAGATATTTTCCTGATGCCGCTCGAGGCTGAAAAACATGATCAATGGTTTCTGAGAGAATTTGAAAGATTTTGCCGCCATAAGGCATTGAGAGATGCAATTCTGGCATCTCCTGATTTGTTAGATAAGGGTCGATATGGCGAAGTTGAAGCGACTATTAAGGCGGCGGTACAGATCGCCTTGGTTAAAGACCTTGGGACGGACTATTATGCAAATCCCAAGGAGCGTCTTGAAGCAATCCGCCAGGGCAAAGGTCAGGTATCGACGGGCTGGAAAACAGTAGATGAAAAACTCTACGGTGGTCTGAACAGAGGAGAAATTACAATCTTCGCTGGACAGTCGGGTGCAGGTAAATCTTTGTTCTTGCAGAATATGGCTGTAAGCTGGGCACAGGCTGGATTGAATGTAGTTTATCTATCCCTAGAACTTAGCGAAAAGCTCTGTGCTATGCGTATCGACGCAATGCACACTGGCTATGAGACCCGAGAGGTTATGAAGAACATCGACGATGTTCACATGAAGATTAGGGCGTCTCAGCAGAAAACACAAGGCATGCTTCGTATCAAGCAATTGCCAAACGGATGTACTGCCAACGATATTAGAGCGTACATTAAAGAATACGAAATTCATATTGGACGAAAAGTTGACGCTATTCTTGTTGACTATTTGGACTTGATGTTTCCTATGTCCAAGAAGATTTCAGCGGAAAACCTGTTCGTTAAGGACAAATATGTAACTGAAGAATTGCGTAACCTAGCAGTTGAACTTGATATTCTTTGCGTATCTGCTTCACAGCTGAATCGTGGTTCTTATGAAGAAATTGAATTTGACCCAAGTCACATTGCGGGCGGTATTTCCAAGGTAAACACTGCGGATAACGTTATTGGTATTTTCACAAGTGCTGCGATGAAGGAAGGTGGTAGATACCAGATTCAGTTCATGAAGACACGTTCTAGCTCTGGTGTTGGTTCTAAGGTCGATCTAGCATTTAACAATAAGAGTTTACGTATTTCCGATCTTGATGAAAATGATGATAATGCAATTACCGCTGCAAGCAAGAATATCTATGATACTCTTAAGAAGAAAAGTGTTGTAAAGTCTGGAGAAAAACTCGATCCGCAAACAGGCGAGATTACCTCTATGACACAACAGGTGGCAAAAGTTGACCCACTTGAAGGTGCTGCCTCGCTAAGAGCCTTTCTTAAGAAAAGATAGATAAATATGTAAAAGACTTGGAGACGAGAAATTGACCATTAGTCGTAGAAGTAGATCTATTCTAGAGGAAATTAGTTCCTATGTTCCTCAGAAAAGCAAGGAAGATCTGATTGAGGCAAGAGCGCAGCACATTATAGTTTCGGCTATCAATTTGCTCGAGTCCATTGACGAAACATTTACTCCTGAAGAAGCTGATGCTCTGAAGAAACGCTTCGTCTCCAGCATTCGCGGTGCTGACCCAAATCGTTTTACTAGAATGGTAAAACGTATTAAGTTGGGCGAAAGTTCGGAAGACGACAGCGATGGACAGTAAACAATTAATAAGACTCTGGATTCAGTACCTAAAGAGCCTGAAGATAGTAGAACTAAATTCAGGACCTGACGGTAAGCTTACCTACAACCGTCCAGTTACATTACAAGATATTGTTACCTTCCTTGAGGTAAAGACTGAATATACACTCGACGAAATTGGCGATGCTGTACGTTCGGTAATGATGAAAAGTCCTACATATGATGTTCCGCAGAATCCAGAACTAGGGCACGATAAGGATATTCCGCAAGGACAGGTAGCATTGCCCGGACAGGAAGTACCAAAGTTGCCAGGAAAGAAACCCGGCGGCGAACTCTCTACCTGGATGCACAATGACATGACACCGGGCAATCCAGAAAAGCCTAAGACACCCGGAACCGGTGTAGCAGTTAGACAGCAAGGAGGAGTGGGCCCGGCAAGACAACAGCGACCAGCAAATAATCAAGATGATAATGTTATTGATGCTGAGCCAGTAAACACCAAGGTAGGGCATGATCCTAATAGTGTCTCTGATGTTGAATACAGAGATGTTCCGCCGAAGGAAAAGAAAAAGGCCTGGTGGAAAAGAATGTTCAAGGAGGACATTACAGATAAACAGGGTCCTGGCATAGATGAAAAAGATGTTGAACAAATTTTCAATACTCTAACATCAAGTCCACCCGGAAGTTCGGCAAAGGACCAGGGAGCATCCGGAAAAGGTCAGAGAGCAACCCAATCGGCAAAAACACCGAAAGGTAAAAATCCTGCACCGGCAGCATCTCCGGAAGAGCAACAGGCCAAGAAAGAGGAAGACTTGCGTAAGCTGAAGAGGCTTATTCGTGATGTCATGACTGATCCACAGCGTAAATCCCTCTGGAGAATGCTCAAAGATGAACCACTCACTGAAAGCGAAATTAATAAGGCTGATATTAAGGCCATTTTGCAGACAGCCAGTGATACGAGAAATAAACCATCCGGTCTTGGCAGAGTATTTAAGGGACTAAGAAAGGATAAGATCGACGTTAACGATCTTCAACAAGCTTGGAAAGAAGCCGGATTTCCGGATGACACTCGTGACATTAAAAAGTTACTATTAGGCCACGGGTTCAGCGAGGACGATATTAAGAAAGTCTTCTCCCAGGTTTTTGGCACATATAAAAGGGGTAAGGAAGAAGAGCCTGATATCCCTCAACAAAGTGCAACAATGAATAAGATTGTGCAGTATGCAAAGAGCAACAATCTTGTTCCTGATTTAATTGCTTTCCTTGAAGATGAATACGGATTTAAAGAATCCGTACAGAGCGATAAGATGATGATTGAAGACATCAGACAATTGTTCACAGCCATAGTCAAGGAAGAACGTTCTGGCAGAGCTGAACTCATTAAGAAATATGATAGAGATCAACTCGGCAGAACAAAGAAATGAATTTAAGCGAAATTTCAAAGGGCATCACACACATAGAGGAACTTGACACTTCCGATTTCTTGCGTGTTCTGACTAATTTGGTTGAATACGAGGTTACTGAGAAGGTCGATGGTTCCCAGATCTTGTTTGGAATCGACGATAAAGGATTCTATACTTCGCGAGAAACAAAGGGCGGTGATAGAGTTTATGCTGTCGAAGATTACAATATTCACTTTTCCACAACCTATAGGCGTGCAGCTCATAAGTTATTGGAAAGTGTGTTGCCACAGCTGAAGGAAGCTGGTCTGAAGCCAGGTGACCAAGTTGAGGCCGAGGTACTCTACGGCGAACTTCCGAACGTAGTGCCCTACTCGGCGGATAGTAACTATCTAATCTTCTTGCGTACCACTGAGGGTAGTGTAAATATTGATCGTTTGAAGCAAAAGCTTGATGGTCATTCGCTTTCTGTCACTCTTAAGGCTCCGATAACAGAGGATGGCAAATCAGTTGTTCTGGTGGAAAAAGCTGACCACTGGACATTCTCTCGTGTACCTCAAATTTCAGTAGAATATGCCAGAGTGCAACGCCTGGTTGAAAAGAAGCTAAAGGTGATGAGGGCATATCTCCTTGAAGTTACCTATGCCGGTATTCCCAATATGACAATTGAGAAGACGCCGCTGAATAGAATTCCAGCATGGTGTCCTCAATCTGATTGGAAAACTGTTAAAGAAGAACTAAAGGTCCACAAGGAGCGAGTCAAGTTCGAGTTGGACGAGATGAAGATGGAGATTAAAGAACTTCTCCTCGACCATTTTGTTCGAAAGTACAGTAGCATGTTTGGCCCCATTGAGGGTGGTTGGATCGAAGGCGTAGTTTTGAAGCATAGAGAAAACGGCTCTATGGTAAAAATTGTCGATAAAAAGACGTTTGGTGTGATACGGGAGTTCGCCTGGAAAATACGCAATGACCTGACTGATAGACCGCGTGGTGTGAACGACAATTACAGCTTTATGGGCGAAGTATCCGTTGGGCTTGCCACTGCCTTGGGCCATCCCGAGCTAGGTACTATTCAATGTAAAAAATACAGCAAACAGATGGTTCTTGAAGATATTTCGATTGGGAATATTAAAGAGTATATGCTATCGTTCCTTGAGAAGAAGAAGGTTGAACTTGGGAACAAATTAGATAAATATGAAGAAGAAAAGCATAAACTCGTTCTTAAGGTCGTCGAAGGAACGTTCAAAGATACGTTCGTTTATGCGGACACGGGAATTGATAGACGGACGAGAGAAACATTCGCTTCGGTTTATGAGCAGATCCAGGTACTTATGGATAAAATTTCCACTGCTCAAAGCCAGGATGATTTAATACAGGCGATAGCAGGGCGTTACTTGACATGAGACTAGATGAGATTGTATCATTAAACACTGTTCTGAAATCAGACCAGTACATTAAGCTCTTACGAAGATTGAGAGCCAAAGCAATTGACGACCTAAATGTCCAACGTATCAAGAACAAAATCATTCAGTCTTGGAAAAAGGGCATGAAGAAGCGCAAACATTTTGACAGCCTTCTTGCCGAAATTGATACAAATGTGGATGCATTACTTCAAGAAGAAGATTAATGGATTTGAAATACAAGACGCTTCCGGAAAGTGAAGCAGGAACCGCGGTGCAAGGCTGCGGAACTATACATATTTCTGAAATTCAACCCACTCTTACTAAATTATCTAATGATCTTGAGTTTCCGTTCGATCTGAACGATTATACTCTCGGTTCCACGGGTAAAAAAGAATACTCGGGTGACATTGATTTAGTCTTGGATGATAAATGGTGGGGGCATGGCTCAAAGGCGCTGAAGGAAAATCTTGATGCACTTTTTGGAAAAGAAAATGTCAAAGTCTACGGGGCAATGGTTCATCTAAAATATCCTATTGTTGGTTATGATCCAACCAAAGATGAGAGAAAACCAAGAACCGGGTTTGTACAAATTGATTTCAATTTTGGAAATGCTGAGTGGGAAAAGTTCTATCACTTTAGCCCGGGTAGTGAGTCTGCCTATAAGGGCGCACATCGAAATCTTGCACTTGCAGCAATTACCTTTGCTGTAAATAAACTCGAGTCAAAAGAGAAAGACTCTTACGATAGACCCGAATGGGAAGTTAGGTACAAGTGGAGTCCGAAAGGATTTGCAAGGGTACACAGAATATCTATGAAGGATATGAGATCTGGTGTCTGGATGAAAAAACGTTGCGATACCGTAATCGAAGGTCCTCATTTCGATCCTGCAGTAATTGCTAGGATTATATTCCCCGTGGATGGCACTGAAAAAGATCTTGAAAGTTTGGAAAATATCATGGCTGCGGTAAAGCGTAACTATGATAAAGACCAACAAGAAGCTATTTGGAAGCGTATGGCCTCCAATTTTAGCGACTGGAGAGACGGAAAAGACTTCGAATATCCATCAGAAATAGATCAGTATTTCGTGGTAAATGATAAATAAGTTTATGAATAGGATTAACCTATCACAAATTTAAGGAGTGATTTATCATGACACAAAAGATCAATGGTGCAGCCTACCCAGGTGTATGGGTTGAAAGAAAGGTTGCTTTCGTTAAGCTTGTTTTCAACAAGGACATCAAGGCACTTGCAGCAGCAGATTTGCACGTTCTTGGCACAGCTACTCCAGCTGGCGCAGGTACAGTTGCAGATTCCAGCTTCGCAGTTGTTGAGTCGGCTCTTGTTCAAGCTCTTAAGACACTAGAAACCAAGGCTACAGTTCTTGCAGTTTCCGAATATGACGCAACAGGCTTCGCAGTTGACGTTATGCTAGGCAACGCAGAAGGTTGGTTCTCGGATGCAGCTGGCGTTATCGCTACAGCTCTTCCAGTTATCGCAGCTCAAGCTAAGGTTACTACAGCTGGTGCAGCCCCAACAAACGTAGTTGGCGCAACAGTTGGTGTTAACGATGGTGCAGTTACATTTGACATGGCATTCGTATGGATGGATGGCACAATGGCAGCAGCAACATTCGCTAACGGCGCATTGGCACTTGGCCCAGGTGCAACATCTGGTGCATTCCCAATGAACAGCCCAACTGGTACACCGGGTTACTACCCACGTCCAGTCTAATCCACGGATTAGCGGAACAAGAAGCGGCTTCGGCCGCTTTTTTGTTGACTGAAAATCTTGTCTCTTGATAAATATAGATAACTTGTAGGAGAATACAAAATGGTTTTCAGAGTTAACGGTGGCATCATCAATGACCAAACATTGACTGGTGGCATGAGATTTTTCAAGATTACAGGCCCGTTTGCATGGACCGTTTCAAATGGTTCGGTCAACTTGCCAGTAGTTTTCAATGGTGGTGATCCTTTGATCACAAGTTATTTCGTAGTAGGTAACAATAGACCTGTTCCAAACAGTGCAGCTGAAATTGTTCTAAAAGAAATTAGCAAGAAGGCAGATATTGTCCTTGTAGGATTAATGCCTAATACATACGGTGCAACAACAGAACTTCATATTGGTGTTTCTGCTTCAGCGTTTGGTTGGGGCTCTGACGTTCCTGCATATGATGTTCCTCCAGCTAATGCGGACGAAGAACAATTGCCAACCTCCCCAACGGCAGCGGCAACACAAATGCAAGCAGCAATTCAAGCATTGCCAAATGCAACAGTTTATGTTTCTGTAGGTGCCCCAAACCCATTGACAGCACCTGTTACCGCAGTTGCAGCATTTGGTGCATGCACAGTAACAGAAGTTTCTTTCTCGCTAGGAACTGCTACATATTACAATTTGGCATAATTGTTTTCTAACCAAGAGAAGCGCCCTTGAGGCGCTTTTCTTATGATCTCTTGTTCAGAAAATATTGATAAATACAAGAAAACATAGGAAATGAACTATGCCAGTAAGAACAACGGGCGGTGTATTTGATGAGCAGGTGTTGACCGGATCTCTGGCACATTATGTAGTGTGTGGAGCCGATTTCAGCGGTGCCATTAATAGCTATGGCCAACCAGTACCAAATTCGGCAGCAGAAATTATTTTTACAAAAATTTCTGAAGGTGCCTACATCAATATCATGAATCCAAATGATTGTAACCTGTCTTTTGCATTAGAAGCAGGACGATCGATCTGGGATGAAATTTCTCTAACTGCAATGATTCATAGCCTTGGAACAGATGTGGGCGTGGATCATATCAACTGTACTCTTCTAACAGTTAAGAGAGTTCCGTATGTTTGGGGATGCGGAACCGGTGGGGTTGATACTTTCCTTGAACTTCTTGACACACCGGATTCATATGCTGGCGCAGCAGGATTTACAGTTGCGGTAAATGCAACCGAAGATGGTCTTATTTTTGTTCCAGCGTCTGCAGGTGCTAATGCATTTTCGTTTGTTGCATCTCCTTCGCAGCCAACAATTTCGGCAGTAGGTAGCGATACACTTACAATTATCCCCGGACCGAATATCTATGTTACTACCAACGCTCTTGCAAAGAGTGTAACAATCAGTTCCGGTGCCGGTGTTGATTATATTCCTGTGCCCCCTGGCACAAACTTGCTTATCGGAACAAAATATTTCGTCACCGGGTCTGGCACGGTTTATCTTCCTCCTTTAACCGGATCGGGATATACAGCAGGTAGATCTGTAGCGGTAACCAAGGCAATCGGCTCTACGGTGTTCATTGATGTCGGTCATGTGTCTGACTCTATTTCGACCGACCTCGGCAGTACAAATTCAATTGAATTTGATGCAACACAGGAATGTATTTTTGTAAACAACGGCGCCGGTGCATGGGAGCTTCAAGTTGGTTCGGCTAATTGATAAAACCCAGGTAAATAGAACAAGATAAGGATTACAGATGCCAAAACAAATTCATGGTGCCGCATCGGCAATGCAAAATTTGACAGCAGATTTGCAGTATTACGTCTGCTATGCATCTTCACCTGGTTGCTTTACTGACCCAAATCCAAATCCGCCACCTAGCCAAGAAATTGCACGTTTAGTGAATATTCAAGTTACAGGTAACCCACTAGATCAAAGTCAAAAAAACTTTGAGGTATTCTTAATGAGTATCGGCCTTAGAGCCATGCCTGTGGTACTTGCCGACCCTGTTGCAGTTCTTGAATTAGCCGACTATACAGTTGAATTAGCAGGCGAAGGCTTTATCTGGAAATTTGCAGTAGAAAGAGGCGTACAATTTTTCAACTTTACACCTTACGGAACACCCGGTCCCGTAGGACTTCTTGTCGACGATCTCGATGGTGTTGTTATCCCAAGTGGTGTAAGAATTACTACAGTTTCTGGAAGCCCGAGCGGTTGGGCCAAGAATGTAGCCTTTACCAGGATGGATTCCATATGATTAAAAATGACCACATAATTCAAAGTATTGCCTACGGAGATGCAGTTAGGAAACTGGCTGAATTGAGAGGTATTGGTCTAACTGAAGCAAGACAAGAGATTAGCAGAATGGGCTTTAAGGAGTACCACACATTTGTGAACGAAGCAGGTGCAAATATTACACCCCCTTCGGGCAATCCGCTAGGGCCAACAACCCCTCAGGGACAAGCACAGAAGGCCCCTGCAGCATCGAAAGGTCCGCAACAAATTAAGTCAATCTGGCCGGGACAAGGAGCACCTGTTGAGGTAGGAATGACTGTCGGCCTTAAGGATCCTAAGGGTCTTCCAGTTCCTGGACAGGTATCTCAGGTAGATATGTCAGCAAATGGAGTTAAGGTTAAGAATCCAACTACTGGCAAAGATGAATGGATGAATACCGATGAGCTTCAGCCTTTTATGGCACAACAAGAACCAGGTACACCCGAACCCGGTGAACAGCAAGATCTTCAAAGACTAAGAGAGCTTGCAGGTATTCAAGAAAATTGCAGCGGTGGTGCAACAGGCGCCGGTGCTATAGCAATTGCTCCTGCTCCACTAGGTCGTATGAAGAAGCGTGAACCAGCAGAAGAAGCACTAAAGAAAGAATACACTCCACGAGAAGCTGCAAAAACAATTATAGGTGATACAAAGCCTAATCAAGCTTCGGGCGAATTGTCGGCAACACTTGCGGCAAATGGAAGAAAGACAGCAAGCAGAATCAACAACGGCATTAAGAGACGATAATGAACAAGACTCTTCTTATTGAAAAACTAGATAGGGCTACCGATAAGGCAGTTTCGGTTGCAATAGTGCGAGGTATTCCTTTGCCTGTTGCAAAGAGATCTACGCTCATCGGTAACATTCTTGTTGAGAAAAATAAGAAGGGATTCTATAATGTCACATCCTTTGATGGCAGAATCTTGTTTGAGGATATTTTAGTTTTCGATGTAGCGGTTATTGTTGCCCAAAGATATAATGACGGCGAAATGTCTACCATTAAGAAAGTCTTGGCATTAGAAGAAAAATATGCCAAGCACCATGCCGATATGGTAAATTATTTGCATTGTCTGAAGTCTGCCAAAAAGCAGAATGATGCAGAAAGAATGGCAATCCTTGAGGATAAATTCCAGGTATCTGAAATCCATGCTAAAAGCATTAGGGACAGTATCTCCATTTTCAAGAGAACAAAATAGCCAGTAGATTGATAAATACTAGAAATACAATTTAACAGGAACTGTTTATATGCTTTTAAACGATATTGGTAAATCACCTGATGCCACTTTCAGAAAGATAAATCAGCACCTTGAGTCGAATTACGGTTTTAAGATTTCCGAAGACGTTAGTGATAAAGATTTGGTCATGATTATGGAGCAAATTGAAGAGGAAATTACCGAATTAAAGATTAAGGGTGATGATGCTAAGGCTTCTCCGGAAATTTCAAAGAGATTGCTTGTACTCGAAGGCATCAGAAATCTCCGCGAATTCGCAATGATGCAATTTCAGTCTCCAAAATTGAATGCAGTTATCAAGAATCTTACAGACTTTGTAGTCGAAACATTCGAGATCACAGGCATGCAGCAAGGAGATTTTGAAGCAGCGGTACAGCGAGCAATGGATGAATATCGTTCAAGCAGATATCGCTTCCCCGATGATGTAATTGAAAATCGTGTTCGCCAAGAAGCAATGCAAAGAATTCAAGCAGCAAATAACATTCCTACCACAGAACCAGCAATGACTTTCCCTATGATGGAAGATGATCTAGCAGCTGAAGAAGATGATGAAGCATCTGTAGGAGAAATTGAGGAAGGTGCTTGGGATGATATCGGAAGAGCAAAGCGCCCATCGGCAAGAGGTGGTCACCCAGGCGAAGTTCCGAACACCCCTCAGGCACAACATGCTTTGAAGGCTCTAAATAATCCATCTTTGTCATTGGCTCCCCAGAAAGATGACGAACAAATCCCTATGGTTCGTGATAAGCACGGTCGTATGGTACCAGACCCATTTGCAGCACAAGCGGCTGCCCGTAGAAAAGGAATAGTAATGAAAGAAAATCTAGTAAAGCGTCTAAGAACTCTTCTTGAGACAGAAGTCAGCCAAGCCGAAGTTATGATGGCAGCTAAGGGTTTTGCTCAAGAATTACAAGAAATGATTGAAAAGATTGGTCGTTTGTCCAACGAAGATCTACCACCTGTAACTGACCAAATGCGTGAAACATATGGATCGGATTCATCGATGGCATTCCAGACACAAATTTCTGGTGCCCTACAAAGTGTTATGGATTCTCTGTATGCAGCTAAGGCTCAAGTTGATGATGCAGTTTCTAATATGGCTGCTACAGGTCAGGTTGGTGCAGCGGTTGACATGGACAAGGATCTAGCTATGGGCGGTGACCCAATGGCCGAGCCTGAAATGGCGATGGACCCAGATCTTGACAATATCGAAGCAGATCTTGATGCAGAAGCAGGCGACGAATTCGGCGCTGTTGACGGCGAAGAGCCACTAGGCCGTGCTAAGAAGATGGAATCGGTTGAAACCATGAAGCGCAAGATTAGCGAAATGCAACGTCTTGTTGACAAGGCTCGTAAGCTAAGAGAAGCATCTGCTAGAAGATAATGAGAGCAAGAGAACTACTTGACGAGAATTACAACACCAATCTTGAAGCAGATCTAAGTAATTTACTCGTCGGAGCTAAGGGCGCAGGCGCTGAAGAAATTAACACACAAGATGTGGTAGTTCAGCTTCAGGGTATGGGCTATTCTGTCGATGAGAATAGTATCATGACCCTGCTAAGTAGAAATCCAATGGTTCTTAATGCTACACCCTCGTCGATTAGATTTACCAGCCCCGAAGGCGTGAATCCCGGTCAAGGTGCTTCGGGTAAAGATGCAGCCGCACAGGTTTCGTCTATGGCTCAGAAAGCCACAAAAATAGGATAAGATAATGTCAGATTGCTGCACACCCGGCACAGGTTTTCCAAATTCGAGTTTAATGCAACAATTGGCATTAAACCATCCTGTAATTTGGGAAGAAATTTGCATGATTCAGCAAGCAATTCTTGCTGCTTCAAGTCAGTGCCAGGTCGGTGGTGGCCAAATGTGTACAACAGTTGGTGGTACTACTCCGATGACATTTGTGACAGGTGTTGAGAGTGTTACCGTTGTTAATGGTGGCTCTGGTTATTTCGCAGATACTCCGTCTATCTATTTTGAGCCTCCTGTCGGTGTTACTCCATCTGTTATTGCTACAGGTACAGTTTCGACAAACGGTGGCAATATTATCGGCATCACAATTACCAATCCGGGTGCAGGATATCAGCCAGTTCCTGCAACAATGAGTGTTACATCTATTGGTGGTTTCGGTGCAATACTCGATCCTCTAGTGAATGCTGCCGGGGAAATTGTCGGTGTAAATATCGTCAATGCCGGATCAGGCTACACGACAGCAGACACCGTGACAGCAGCCAGAGCAGTTGTGCCAAATCCTGCATATGTAAATGCTACATTCGCAATTACAAGCGTGAGCATTACCGGACAAATTTTGAACGTTGCTGTTCTAAATCCTGGATCGGGATATCAGAATAGTGTTACAGAAGCTAAGATTGTTTCCACATTAAATCCTTTAGTTCCATATCCACTTGGAACAGGATTCTATGGAACAGTATTAACTGATAATCTAGGTGGAGTTACTGGTGTAGTTGTCGATAATACTGGTTCGGGATATTCTACATATCTTCCTTACCTTGTTATCACAGATCCCGGCACAGGTGCAGAAACAACAGTAACCCTTAGCGGAACATCTGTTGCATCTATCACAGTTAACGAACCAGGAACACAATATACCACTGGCGCAACAGGCACAGTTTTCAACCCATTGACAGCAGCATTGCCTAATCCGCCAGCTACTCCAGCAGTAGTTACAATCAACACCATGCAGAATACCTTTGGTACAAATCCTAACTTGTATTACCAGGTATGGGCAGGTACTGCAAGCAATAAACAAATCGAACTTCAATTGAATCAAGTGTTGTCTTATTTTACAGGATTAGGCTACACTATCAAGATTCAAACAAACCCGGATACAGGTTCCACTATTCAGTGGAAAATCTGCTGGTAATGCATTGACTCGTGATACTCTTTATGTTACAATTCGTCAATGCAGATAATCAATAAGTTCGAATACAAACCACTTCAAAGGACAGAGGGAGAAGGAGGACGTCGCTACATTGTCGGCGAAGGTCGTCCCTTACCTAGTGTCACAACAATTCTATCTAAAACCAAAGACATGACCCATATAAAAGAATGGGTTGCAAGAGTTGGTGAAGAAGAAGCAAACAAAATCAAGACAGAAGCCAGCGGTCTCGGCAATGGCATGCACAAGAATCTAGAAAACTATATTCTTGGCAATGAGATGGGTGGCTCGTTCATGGCTAAGACATTAGCCAATGTAATCATTAAGCATGGGTTGCCAAAGGTTAATGAAGTATGGGGCACAGAAGTTGCCTTATACGCTAAGGAACTCTATGCTGGCACAACCGACCTTATTGGTGTTCATGATGGTAAACCATCTATCATGGACTTTAAGAATAGTCTCCGTGACAAGAAAAAAGAGTGGATCGAAGATTATTTCATGCAATTGGCTGCATATGCAATGGCCCATAACGAAATGTATGGTACTGACATTAATCGAGGTGTTGTCATGATTGCAACACGAGAAGCTAAATATCAGGAATTCATTATCGAAGGGGACGAATTTACACATTATCAAAAGATGTGGGCTGAGAAATTATGCGTCTATTATGATCGATACGGTCGAGACTAAATAAGTTCACAGAGGGAAAGAATATGGCAGCACCAGTAGTAGTTTCAAGAATTCAAAATAGAAGAGGAACACAGGATCAATTTGAAGCATTGTATCCTGCTGAATACATCTCGGCCTCGGGGGCAAGTTCCTCAGGCGTCACTGTGACAGTTGCATCTACTGTCGGTGTTTATCAATATGCCAAGCCTTTTGTGCAGAGCGGAACAGGACAGTTTGCTCCAGGTACACAGGTTGTTTCTGTCGACTCCCCTACACAATTCACTGTTAATCTTCCACCCGTTGTGCCTCTGTCTGGCGCAACAGTTAAAATTTCGAAGTATAACGGTACAGGCGGTTGCCCAATTTCTGAATATCCTAATATTCTCCTGACCGGTGAATTAGCATTATGCACTGACTCAAAGAGAATGTTTATGGGTAGCGTTAATGGCGAATACATTGAAATTTCTCCAGCATTTACTGATGGTATTTTCCTTTCGCCGCTAACTGTTACTTTGAATCCTACACCTACATATACAGTTATTCCTCAACTAACATATCAAGCAACACCATTTTTCAATTTGTTGTATGATATTACTGACGTTACAAGTCCGGACTGGAACGTAGTTGGCACAGGTTATTCACGTAGTGGAACTATGAAAATCACTGCAACAAATGATTTTGTTCCTATTCCTAATCCTCCCTTTCCGCCAATTACTTCTGTGAGTCTAGTCGACGACGGAGTAGATATTAATTTATATTCAATGAAGGCAGTTTTATCTGCTTCGGTTTCTTCAGGTGCGGTTTCCGGTATTACTGTAATTAGACCCGGCGCCGGATATTTCGGTCCTACACCAAATATTATTATTGATCCGCCGCCGGCAGGAACTCAGGCCACAGCAGTACCTACCGTTTCCTCTGGCCAGGTCTCTTCAGTTGGTGTTACACTAGGTGGTTCGGGGTATTCGACACCACCTAATGTATATATTGACCCACCGGTTGATATAAACATTAGCTTCACCGCAGCCTATAATGGTGCTAATATTGAAATTTCGTATAAGCACGATTTTCCGGGCACTCTTACACTAAGTTCAAGCACAATTCGTTGGTTACCTTTCTAAGAGGATAACATGATTTGGAATGGAGTTTCTAATGAGGAACGCCTTCGTCTTTGGAAAAATCTAAGAAAAGATATCAAAGATGAGGATTTCCAACAACAGCTTTCAAGTATTGCCAAATTTTATGCGGCAATGCCTTTTGGTGCCAGGACGCTAGACTATTACAGTCCTTCGGATTGGCCGACACCGTGGGAAATTTTATTTCACGGTACCTTTTGCAAAAGTTCGATAAGTCTTTTGATCTTCTACACAGTCTTGATGGTTGCACCCAATCACAAGTTTGAAATTCATCTTGTTGACGATAATGGCGAAATTTATCTATTGCCGGTATTTGATGACCAGTTTGTTTTAAACTACGAGTTGGGTGTGGTAAGTAACTATCTAGATATTAAAAAAGATCTTCAAATTCTTCAAGTCTTCCCTCAGGGACGTATAAAAACAATTACATAGAGAGAAAAGTTATATGGCAAGTAAAGAGATTATGGTAGAAAAGCGTGATGGTACAAAAGAACCATACGATGTTTCTAAAATCAAGAAATCAATTCACATGGCAGCTGAGGGGCAAGACGTAAATCCACTTGAGCTTGAGTCAAAATTTGATCAATTTCTAAAGAATGGTATTAAGACACGAGACATTCAATTGAATGTTATTCAGCATGCTATTCAATTGGCAACACCACAAGCCCCCGATTGGGTGAACGTTGCTGGCCGCGCCCTTGCAATGGATGAATGGGCAAATTTTCCTTTACGTGGAAAATCTTTTAAGGAAGTAGTACATTATAATGTCGAGAAGGGTTTCTATACAAAAGATCTTCTCGACATTTATTCTGACGACAATCTTGAAGAACTCGGTGCCGCCATTAAGATGAGCTGTGACCTCGACTATAGCTATGCCAGCCTGATTACTGCAAAGAAGAAGTACCTTGGTAAATTCGAACTGAATCAGCATATGCACATGGTAAATGCAATGCGTTTTGGCCAGAACGAGCCGAGCGAGACCAGAATCAAGTTTGTTAAGGAAGTGTATAATGCACTTTCTCAGCGCAAAATCTCTCTAGCTACTCCATTCCTTGCGAATCTTCGCAAAGGAGGAAACGTAGCATCCTGCTTCATTATCGCCGTTGAAGATGATATTGATAGCATTTTTGATAATGTCAAACGAGTTGCTCTTATTTCTAAGAATGGCGGTGGTTTGGGAATTTTCCTTGGATATCTACGTGCTAAGGGATCCGATGTTAACGGTTACACAAACGCTGCTGGAACAGTTGTTCAATGGATTAAGATTCTAAACGATACTCTTGTTGCGGTTAATCAGGGCGGTAAGAGAGCAGGTGCAGGAACAATTGCACTTCCTATCTGGCATAACGACGTTCTTGACTTCTTGGATATGCAGACAGAACACGGCGACCCAAGAATGAAGGCATATGATATTTTCCCTCAGATCTGTGTCCCTGATATTTTTATGGAAAGAGATGCAAACAGAGAGCCCTGGGTAACATTCTGCCCGTTTGAGGTAAAGAAGAAGCTCGGCATTGATGTTCGTGGTCTACACGGACAGGCATTTACTGAAGCCTATCTAAGAATTGAAAAGGCGGCCGAAAACGGAACCTTAGCAATTACACGTAAGTTTGATAATGCACGCGATCTAATGAAAATCATTATGCGTGTTCAATTCGAAACAGGATTGCCATATATTGCGTTTACAGATACAATCAACGAATACAATCCTAACAAGGGTGACGACAATGGACACGTTGGCATTCCGTGCGTAAATCTTTGCACCGAATCCTTCTCTAACGTCAAGCCAGACGAATTGGGTCACGTATGTAATCTAGCCTCCATTGTTCTAGGTAATATCAAGGATTTCAAGGAGCTAGCGAAGATTTCGTCCTTAACAACAAAAATTCTTGATTATGGGATTAGTTTAACAAATGCGCCTGACAAGATTACTGCTGAACACAACAATCGTTATCGCACTATTGGTATTGGTCTACAAGGCCTACACGATCACCTCGCTAGAGAATATCTCAACTTTCGAGACCTGGACTACATCAGAGAAATTGCTGAGTGTGTTGAATACAATGCTGCACTCGCCAGCGTCGAACTCGCCAAGAGATTCGGCTCATTTGGTGCATTCGACAAGTCAGAGTGGAAAAACGGAAATAGAGTTGCAAAATTCAAAGAGCACGCCTCCGGAAAATACGACTGGGAATTCTTGCAAGAACAAATCAACTTGTACGGAATCAGAAACAGTCAATTGACAAGTCCTGCTCCTAATACCAGCACCTCGATTTACATGGATTCGAGCGCAAGCGTTTTACCTGTTTATGATGCATTCTTCTCTGAAGACAATAAGAACGGTAAATTGGTTGTTGTTGCTAAGTATCTGAAGGACAATCCTCTGGCATATGGCAAGACATTCCCGAAGCATACCGCTACTGAAATTATTGATGTAGTGTCTGAATTGCAGAAGTTCATTGACACCGGTTGCTCTATGGAGTTAATATTTGACCAACGTAAAGAGAACTTTAATGCAAAAGAGCTCTACGATGCAATTCATTATGCTCATAAGAAAGGCATCAAGGCAATTTATTACATCAGAGCCATCAAGAAAAACGCAAAGGTTGATGAGCCCATGAAGGCAGAGGAAAACTGTGTCGCATGTGCAGGATAAACAAATAACGAAATTAGTCGTTACAAAAAGATATTGGGATACCCTTACTGAAGAACAGCAGAAAGAAATGCGCGAGTTCTACAGCGGGTATCCAGGAATGTTCAAATTATACGTCGAGGAAATAGATGACGACCGAACTGACACACAAGAAAGTATTTAATGAATTAGGAGACGACTCCACAACAGCACGTAGTCTTATTAATGGTAACGCCACTGGTATTCTTAACCTAAACAGTGTTAAATATCAATGGGCGCCAAAGTTGTATAAGATTATGGTAAACAACTTCTGGATCCCTGAAAAAATTTCTTTGGTAGATGACAAGGTTACTATCAAGGAACTAACTAAGGACGAAATGGATGCATTTAAGAACACTCTTTCGTTCTTAATTGCTTTAGATAGTATGCAGGTTGCCAATCTGCCAAATATTGCAGATTATATTACTGCACCCGAAGTTAGTGGTTTGTTTACAATTCAAGCATTTCAAGAACTGATTCACTCTCAGTCATATCAATATCTTCTACAAGAACTGTTTCCAAACATTGAACGTGAAGATATTTATAACCACTGGAGAAACAATCCGTTACTGCTAAAGCGCAATAGATTCATTGCTGGGCAATACCAGAAGTTCAACGACGACAAGTCAATGGAAAACTTCAAGATTGCTATTGCAGCAGACTATGCACTTGAAGGCATTTATTTCTATAACGGATTCCAGTTCTTCTATCAGCTGGCGGCTCGCAATAAGGTCGCAAACGTTGCTAAAATGATCAAATATATTGAGAACGACGAGGTAACTCATGTCAATATGTTTGCTAATCTGATTAGAGAAACATTTGATCTGGATAACGCCAGTGATAGACAAATTCTACTCGATAACATTGTTGAGGCAGCTGAGCAAGAGATTGAGTGGGGTAAGGAAATTTACGGTGATAGAATTCTCGGAATTTCTCAACAAAGCACAGAGGATTACGTTAAGTACCTCACAAACCAAAGAACTAAAATTATCGGCCTTGGCACAGTGTACAAGGGTTATACCAAGAACCCATATGAATACCTAAACGCAGAGAAGAGGGAAAACTTCTTCGAAACTAAGGTAACAGAGTACAGCCGTTCTGAAGCCGTAGACGGATGGGACGATTTCTAATGCTACTACAAAAACAGACACTACCATATATTCGCGTTTTCAAACTCGTCACAGGTGAAGAAATTATCACCAAGGTGACAGCCGAGGACGAAAAGCAATACACCATCGAAAAACCATTGCAAATGGGTATGACGCAGAGAGGCTTGCAATTTGCACCTACTGTGATTATGATGGACCCGGACAAGGCAGTTGATTTGCCTAAGGATAAGGTTGTATTGCAAGGCCCGGCCATGCCCGAGGTTGAGAGCCAATACGAATCCATTACCACCGGAATTGCGCTACCACAGAAAAGCTCAATCCTAAAAGCTTAAACACACAAGGAAAAATCATGCCAACAAGAACTGCACCAAGAACACCGTACGAAATCAGACTAGAATTGCTACAATTGGCATTCGATGTACTGAAGGCAAAGCATGCAGCAGCAGGCGTTGCAAACGGTAACAACCAAACAACTTCTCCAACCACTGAAGAAGTTATTGCTGAAGCCGATAAGATGAACGCATTCGTCTCCAAAGCCAATCAGCATTAATTGACAATCCGGCTAGGTGTTGCTAATATAGCACTGATGCCGGATTCTCACATGCGTAAGATTTTCAAAAGACTCTCCCACTGGTTACATTTCCAACCTCCTGGTGCGATGACATCAAAGGGGTGGAGACTCTTTAGAAAAGAGTTTCGTGAGAAAGCCCCTATACGTTATTGGATCACCAATGACTTTAGGCACAAGGTTACACTTCCGATCCGTTGGAAATACGAGGCAGTGCGAGACTGGATTCGTTACCGTACATACGACAGATACCATGTGGTCAACACAGGATTACCTCCGGGATATTACGGTGCGGAAAAGCAATTGTTGCATTCGAGCTTCAATATTCTAAAAGACTTTGTTGAAGTAGAATTAGCTTGGATGCACTATATGTGGTCCGATGAAAGAAAGAACGCAAGTTGGTGTGAAAAGCATCTTCCGTTCTATCGTTTCTTTAAACCTTTTCGCAGTCGCGAACACGGTCTAGCCCATTTGAATTGGGCTGCAACACTGGATGACCCAAATCTTCCACCGCACGAAAGATGTGATCATCAGGCAGTAAGTGCAAGAGAGATCAGAGAATTGTACCTCTGGTGGGTCGACACAGTTCCTGCAAGAAAAGAAGTTGATGGCGGCACCTACGATCATCAAGGTTGTGATATGGGTCCTCTTGATGACGATTTTAATCACGATGCGGAAGACTATAAGAAATTCCGCGAAGCAATGGACGCCAACGAAAAACTATCCGAAGAATGGAACGAAGAGGACACTCAGATGTTCATCCGTTTGGTAAAAGTCAGAGCACATCTATGGACATAAGCCTGGAAAAAGATATGAAGGCGGATCCGCAAATTATTTCGCTTTGCGGTGAAGAAGAAGTTGCCAGAGATTTCTACAGGGCATTATGTAATATGCGCTGGAGAAAAACTGATTATCGAGCCGAGGATGAGCAAATTATTGATAGGCTCAAAGGTGAGGATCCGGATGTCTGGAGTTGCTCGTGGCGTTATGCCGGGGGTATAATTGCAGATATACGCAATGACCACCACGGTAAAAACGAAGATTACATGGATTTCTATTGCTCCGGCAATGAAGGTAATGTAACCGAATTAGTAGATAAACATTTTGAAAGATTGGGCTGGCAACAGCATCCATGGCCCGATGATGACAGATTATGACACACACATTGGAAAAACATGTTAGAGATAATTTTGACGGTATGCTTGTCATTGCTGACCTTCACGGTGACTATGAATCCTATGCTCGTGCTGCAAGCTTTGCCGAAAATAATGGATTATTTCTTCTCTCGCTTGGTGACTTAGTCGACCGAGGTCCCTCCCCTTTTGAGGTTGTTTCCGACATGCATAGACGCATGGTTGCCGGCACGGCAGGCCTCTGCATCGGTAATCACGACGATAAGTTCCGCAGATACTATAGAGGTTCGAAGGTAAGCTTCTCGCTTGATGCTCGCAGGACTATGGAGTCGGTGGGCGAAGAGCGTATGAATGACTTCCTTAGGATGTACACCGAGATGATCGAAATGCCTGTGCTTTCGGGCATGTATCATATCTTTGGCGACTATATCTTTGTGCATGCTGCAAGCCATCCATGCATGTGGGAAAATACAGAACGATTTGGCGATACCGCACGTTCTAGAGCTTTGTTTGGCGAAACAAACGGTGAAACCTACGACGACGGATATCCGGTACGTTTGTACAATTGGGTTGATGAAATTCCAATAGGTAGAACTGTTGTGGTTGGCCATGACAAAATGGCTGTGTTCAATGTTCCTTTGATGTCTCCGCTTACTAGGCTAAATGCAAACGGGGGCAAGGCGATCTTTATGGACACAGGTTGCGGTAAGGGCGGTTTCCTTACCGGGGCTGTATTTGTAAATCACAAAGGAAAATTTCGTCTCGAATCCTTCGAGGAGTTCAAATGATTAAGGGTAAGCTGGAACCGTTTTTTGAAACCGGAACCGAAGGGACCATCTGGTCTGTCTACGAGGACGGCAAGGAAGGGTATGACGGTCTTCACTGTCTTGAATATGGCGACTTCTTGAGGATCTTCGATCCCGAGGACAACACAAAGGTAATTTGGGAAGGTCGGATAGATTACGATTGGGACATTAACTTTCGTTCCTATCCGATGAACCCAAAGTACGGCCAACAGGAAGTTCTTGGCTTCTGGGTCCACGGAATTCAAAAGGATGTTAAGCCTGAAGATTGGGGTACATGGTTCTTTAAGCAATATCCTGCAGAGATGGAAAGATCCAACATTGGTCACTTCTATCCTTTGAAGAGTTCTAGCATTGCTGCATATTGCTGGAAAGGAGATGGCGGCCTCTACAACGAAGGCACAGCCGGTGACCTTATCGTAAAATTTAAGAACGGTGGATACTACAGATACAAGGATGTTCCTCCTAGTGTGTTTTGGGAGTTTGAACGTGCCGAGTCTCACGGAAAGTATTTCTACAAAAACATAAAAGACAAATACGTCACGGAGAAGATAGAATTAGATGGATAAAGGCATAATTGGTATTACAGCCGGTAGTTTCGACCTAACACACGCCGGCCACTTTCTAATGTTTGAAGAGTGTAAAGGTCAATGCGATTATCTAATCGTATGCTTACAAACAAACCCCAACCTTGACAGGCCAGATAAAAATATTCCTGTTCAAAGTACACATGAACGCTACCTCCAGGTTCGTACCTGCAAATATGTGGATGAGGTAGTGGTTTACGAGACTGAGCAAGACCTCTACAATCTGCTTTGTTCTATTAAGTTTGACAAAAGATTCATTGGTGCCGATTGGGAAGGAAAACCGTACACAGGGTTTGATATTCCGGGAATGGCACAGAAGGTTATATTTAACTCAAGGAATCACGGATTTTCGACAAGTAATTTACGCAAGAGGGTATATGAAGCCGAAAGAGCAAAACTTGGATAAGCCGAAGGGTGTTCCGGAACCTGTAGCAATTCCAGAAGATGAAAACTTTGATGATTATCTCGAATGGACTGCTGAGGAAGAAGAAGCATTCCTAAAGATTCTCAACGAAGATAACGAATGATTGCTTTCCTACTGATACTATTGGGTCTTTTTCTTGCACCGATAGTAGCAGCATCGCCTTTCTATTTTTATTACGAACACAAAGATAAAAAGGAAAGAGAAGCCGTGTTGATTGTTCAGAAACTGCGCGGATATAAATGAAGATTCTAAAATTTATTGGTTGGTGGTGGACTAGTCTTGGCACCGTCAATCAATGGGGCATTGGTATATCGTCAACACTGGTGACGTCTCTTATCGGAGCATTTCTTTTTGGTCCGAAATTTCTTCTGGCAATTCTATCTCTTGCGCTGATGTTCCTGTTTTGCATAATGATCTATGCAATTTATAGGCTGGTCGAACAGAAGTGGAGTGAGTACAATCAGTATCTTGATTCTGAGCAACAAGAGGTGGTAGATAGATTGCGCGGATATACAGGCGGTATAGATCCTCCCACTGCATCGGAGCTTCTTGCAAAAATTCGTAAGCGTCAAGGTAAAGTTTGACCTAAAACACACAAGCCTTACACTAAAGGCTAAATACTTACAGCAGAGAGACTGCTAACTTCAATAACTATTTGGGAGCCAAATATGTCCAAACGATTCAAGAGGGCCATCCTCATTGGCCGATTCGAACCAGCCCACAACGGGCACCTCGCTAACTTCCTACAAGGCTTTGAGATTGCTGACGAAGTAATCATCCTTCTGGGTAGTTCTTTCCAACCTCGCACGCCCAAGAATCCTTTTACTTGGCAAGAACGAGATGAAATGATTGCCGATGCTATCACTGCGGCAGCACCTGGGAAGGTGTTTTCAATTCTTCCGATTCCTGACTTCAAGTACAGCAACAATGCCTGGATTGCTGAAGTTCAGCGAGTTGTTCGCGAGCATGAACCCGATATTGATGACAAGGATATTGCTATCCTTGGTTACGATAAGGATGATTCCAGTTGGTACAACCATGCTTTCCCTGAGTGGACTTTTGTTCCGCTGAAGGGCTTTGTCGAATTCGGTTCCAAGCCGATTGACGCTACCAAGGTGCGTGAACTGTTCTTTGAAGGTCACCTCGATTTCATGCGCAGTGCCGTTCCGGAGCCTGTCTTCAAGTATATGCAGAATTGGGCCAAGACCCCTGCATACCAACAAATGGTGGAAGAATATGTCTTCTACAAGGATTACCACAAGAAGTGGGATCCCGCTCCTTTTGTGCCTATCTTCCAGACTACTGACGCAGTGGTTATTCAAGGTGGTCACATTCTTCTTATCGAGCGAGGTCACTCGCCCGGTAAGGGACTTTGGGCACTGCCCGGTGGCTTCCTGAATCCTCGCGAGACTATCGAAGATTGCATGGTCCGCGAACTGTTGGAAGAAACCAAAATCAAGGTCCCCGAGATTGTCCTGCGTAAATCGATTACCTATCACAAGGTCTTTGATCATCCGGATCGCGACCTGCGTGGTCGCACTATCACGCAGGCATATCTGGTTGAGCTGACCGGCGGTGACGGCAAGCTTCCAAAGGTGAAGGGAGCCGACGATGCCAAGAAAGCCGAATGGTTCAAACTTTCCGAAATTGATACCATGGGCGAGATGATCTACGCAGATCACCAACACATTATCCAAACGCTGGTAGCCCGCGCAAGGAAGTGATATGTGGTATGTCGCGATTGAGCGTATCAATGGGAGATACAAGTTTGCCGAAATTGTCGACAAACTGCAAATTCGCGGCTTCGAAGATAGAGTGGAATATTCCGAGGGCGGCTGGCAAGATTATATGTTGCATACAGTCTTGCCACACCTGAAGTTTGATTGCGAAGACGACGCCTTAGCATATGTTCTTGCATTTGGCGGAGAGGTTAGTAAAGAATTACCGATAAGGCTAACATAAGGAGTTTATTATGCCTTGCAGAGATTATATGGATGACAACAGACCCGACCCTCAGGTCGGTGTCTTGAAGGACCGTTGCAACAAGCTTTCGCGCATTGCGTGTAAGGCATTGGAACATATCGAGAAGTCCGGAGACGGACTTGAGATTCTGATCCTTCAGGATCCGGAAATTCAAGAATGGTGGACTGCTCATAAGGAAGCAGATCGCCAACAACGGGAAGAAGAAGCACGACGTCGAGCGGCTGCGGCTGAAAAACGTCGCCTGGCAAAAATTAAGGAAGAAACGCTTGCGACTTTGACCCCGGATCAGATTAAGGCGCTTGGTCTGAAGAAGTGATTTATTTCGTTTATTCGGACACAGTACAGAAACATGCAGGCTTTCCGGAAATTGGGTCAATCAACAAGAATTCCAAATTTGCTGATTTAAGATTCAAAGAGAAAGCAATGGCAGAATCTATATTCACTTTCGAAAACGGAAAGACAGTTTATATGAAGAACAGACATGATGCACTACCAAATGGATATCAGTTTTCCGAAGAGGAAAGATTGGTAATTGTGCTGAAGGCTGTTCCTCTATAAGAAAGTCCTAACAGGGAGTTAGGCATTTAACTGATAAGGAGTTTATCATCATGAAATTTGCAAAGAACATCATTCTCAACAGCGATAGTTACAAGTACAGCCAGTGGGTGCAATATCCTATGGGCACCGAATACGTTTACTCGTACATCGAGTCCCGCGGCGGCGAATACGACAAGCTGGTTTTTATCGGCCTCCAAGCTTTCCTTCGTGAGTACATGACCACACCGGTTACCAAAGCAATGGTTGACCAGGCGGAAATGATTCTGAAGGCGCATGGTGAGCCGTTTAACCGCGAAGGTTGGGACTATATCGTGCGTGAGCACGGTGGCCGTCTCCCTGTCGAAATCAAGTCCGTGGACGAGGGTTCGGTAATGCGTCTGAAGAACGTGCTTGTTTCGATTGTCAACACTGATCCGAAGTGCTACTGGCTGACCAGCTTCTTGGAAACTGCCCTGCTTCGCGCAATCTGGTATCCTACCACTGTGTGCAGCAACAGCTACCATAGCAAGGAAATCATCCAAGAATTCCTGAACCGCAATGGCGATCCTTCGCTCATTGACTTCAAGTTGCATGATTTCGGTGCTCGCGGAGTGTCGAGCCTGGAAAGTGCTGCATTGGGTGGTATGGCACACCTGGTTAACTTCATGGGCACCGACACTGTGTCGGGAATCATGGCTGCGATGGAATACTACGACGCACAAGTCTGTGGTTTCAGCATTCCTGCCATGGAGCACAGTACCGTTACCAGCTGGGGTCGTGAGAACGAAGTTGAAGCATATCGCAACATGCTGAAGCACTATGGTAAGCCTGGTGCCTTGCTTGCTTGCGTGAGCGACAGCTATGACATCTACAAGGCTTGCGAGAAGTGGGGAACTGAGCTGAAGCAGGAAGTGATCGATAGTGGCGCGGTGGTTGTTGTCCGTCCGGACAGCGGCGATCCTGTTCAAGTCGTGAACGATTGCCTGCGAATCCTTGATAAGCACTACGGCCACACTGTGAATGCCAAGGGCTACAAGGTGCTGAACAACGTTCGCATCATCCAAGGTGACGGTATCAATCATCAAATGATTCGTGCCATCCTGACGGTGATGGATCTGAACGGCTACAGCGCCGACAACGTAGCTTTCGGTCAAGGCGGTGCGCTGCTCCAACAAATCAACCGCGACACACTTCAGTTCGCTATGAAGTGCTCGGCCGCCAAGATTGCTGGTAAGTGGGTGGAAGTGTATAAGGATCCTGTTACGTCTTCGATGAAGAAGAGCAAGAAGGGCCGTTTGATGCTCGTCACCGGACCGAATGGTGAATTTGTTACCAAGAACCTGGAATTTGGCACCGAAATCGATCTGCTGAAGACCCGCTTCATGGATGGCAAGCTCTACAACGAGACCACATTCGATCAGGTTCGTGCGTTGGCTAAGGAGACTGTTCGCTAAATATCCCCGTGCAAACGGAGGATAACATGACAAAAGTAGCAGTATTAGGTGCAGGACAAATCGGCAGAGCAGTTTACAAAATTCTAACTACACTGCGCGAGGAGTCCGACACCTATGATTTGGAAGCTTTTGTTGTTGATTCCAGACGAGACAGCATCTCTGAACTGACATATGGGTCCCACTTTCTAGTGGACCTTATGGAAGTAGATGTAGCAGATTTGGTCAAACTATTGACCGAACAGAAGGTAACGCATGTCATAAATGCGTTACCTTTCTTTTTGAATGAAAAAGCGGCATCTGCAGCCGCTCAGGCAAATTGCCATTATATTGACTTCACTGAAGATGATAAGATGGCAGATCGTGTTCAAGAAATCTTTAAAGGCAAAGGTCTTCATTGTGCTGTAAAATGTGGACTTGCACCGGGCTTTATCAACTATGTTGGATACAACCTAGTTGGCAAAATTGATACACCTGACTCACTATTGATTAGCGTAGGTGCATTGCCGAGAATGGTTTCTTATGGCGCAAATGAACCAGAGCATTCGTATAATCTAACCTGGAGTGTGGATGGACTTGTCAACGAGTACATTCGTCCTTGCAGAATTAGAAGAAGGGGTGTAGAAGAGGAAGTTGCCCCTCTAACGGGACAAGTTAAGGTTGTTCTAGACGGAACTGAGTATGAAGCAGCCTACACTTCAGGCGGTGTGGGAAGTCTCGTCCGTGACCTTAAGGATGTTCCTAATGTCTGCTATATGACATTGAGATATCCGGGCCATTACCGCTTTGTTAGGGGAGTGGTGCAGGATAAGCTAAACGACTTTGAGAAGATTAAGAAAGTTTTCTTAAAGAAGTTCCCATTCACTGATGACGATGTTATTGTGGTGTATGCTGACGCCCAAGGTGTCAATAATGGTCAACTGACAAGGAGATCATACTACAATAAGTTCTACGGTGTAGATGGTTTGACTGGAATTCAGGCAACAACCGCCGGCTCGGGAGTGGCTATGTTGGAATTAATGCTTACAGGAAAGGTAAACGGACTTGTAACACATTCTACAGTAAGCCTGGAAGAATTCTGTAATACAGAAGCCTTCAAACGATACTATAAGACCGGTAAGTGAAAAGGGCCCTTCGGGGCCCTTTTCATAGTCCTGCGTAAATCTTAAAGTGTCTTGGTGGCATACCATGCTTTCTAACATAGAAATCGAATGCCCACTTTACACCATGTGTATCGATGGTATCTTTGACTAGGTCACTGAGCCTTACGTCGCCCTTGCCCCAAGTCGATGACTTAGGAGCTTTTGCGTATTTTTGTGGATCTCCCTGCCAAGGACCCTGGTAAACTTCGTCGACTTCTCTATTGTGTGCAACAGTGAGTCCGGGCTTACCCATCTTAACCATATCGCCCTTACCCTGTACAACACCCTGGAAGATTAGAGGAAATGCTGCGGTATCATTGTCGATAGGTTCTTTTCCACCTAATAGATATCTTCCGTTAGGTTGTAAACCAAGTGAATTAGCTTCATTTGCAGATAGACCTACCATCGGTAATCCAGTTGTGGTAGCAGTCATCTTGTGCTTTTGATTTCTAATATGAGTTCTCTTGAATCCGTTTTGTGGTTCAGTAGAAACATAGATCATCGGGGTATTACCATTCTTATCAAACATGATATAGAGTGTTTCTCCACCCGGGGCAAATTCTCTTGCAAAATCAACGTTGAAGTCAATTGTTACGTTGGAACTAGCTTGTTGCTTGGTGCCACCGCCAGACTTAATCCATTCTTCTGCATCTGCTACAGCATCCTTGTCCGACATGGATTCGCCACGCTTAACTTCTTCGTGCTTCTTATTCAATACAAGCCAGGTTACCTTATCGCCTGGGTTTGATGCTGGACGGTAACGAATTGTCCAACCGTGGAACGGAATATCCTTTACTGGCTTTTTCTTAGCAGCCTGGTCGTCTGCGTGTTGGCGCTGAAGTATGGATGAAAAATCATCTTCCTCGAGGAAGCCCGATAGTCTTTCCTCGTATGTAGCACCATGATGGCGTGTATTAATTTGACCGTATTTTGGTTTGTTTCCAGAACGATCGCCAGTTTTTGCATCAATCTTATCGCCGGCCTGCTTAAATCCTACAACCGACTTAGCAAGTTTTCTTAATGGGCGAGTTTGTACAGCACCGGGCGATGTTACCGCTTTACGGTATTTTTGCATTGTGTCGACACTCAATTCGTCGGTGCGTCTTGCTTCATTCCACATAGCCATAACTTCGTCAAGAACCTTTTCGTAGCTTACGTCCTGTGCTGGTGCAGAACGATTAATTCCGCCCATACCGCCATCGGATAGTTTCTCAACAACAGTTACATTGTCTATTGGTGCTCTCATTAGACGACCATCTTCGGTTCTGAATAGAACAGCAGTAAATCCATTATGTGGTTCAATCCTTTCAACCTTGCCAGTCATTTGCATCTTTTTGGTACGAACGGTATCGCCAATCTCCGGCATTTCACTAGCATCTTCGTCAAGGCTTGCATTCATGTCGGCATCGTATTGTCTCTTCATTTCGTCGTAATAATCATAGATATCCTTGAAGCCATTTTTCTGTGCAGCCTTATCAAGAATTTCTCCAATTTTGTAGTCTGTGATTCCTTGCTTCTGCAACCATGGTCCTAGCCAATCGATAGGGTCTCCATCGGGGAAGATATTTGCGACAACCTCCTCGACTTTTCTCCAGACTGTGTCTAAATCCAATGCTGGCTTCTTTGGTGCTGCAGGAGCAGGTGCCGGCTTCTGTGGCTTTGCATAGGATTGAGACCATGCATCTCGGCCAGCAGTATCGGATGTCTTAAATCTCTTTTCAACTCCATCAAGGGATTTAGCAACCCAATTACCTTCTGAAATCTGATCTAGTTTCATTGTATGAATCCTTTTCGTTTATGCTATTTATCCAGAGTTTGACATTTGACTTCACTTTGTATATAATGAACAAACTATTGGGCTAAATACTTTCCTGTTGGAATTTCCAATAGATACAATTTAGGAGAAAGTTACGATGATAACAGCAAAACTTCTCCTTGCGTATCTTCTACAGACAGTTAATATCACCGGTGTAGACATAGACACCAGTAAGATCGATCTCGAACAGGCATACTGCCTAGCCAAGAACGTATATTACGAAGCAGGTGGAGAAGATATTCAAGGTCAATTTGCGGTTGCGTCAGTTACCCTAAATCGTGCTAATGATTCACGATTTCCTACTACAGTTTGTGATGTTGTCAAACAAACAACAATCTCGAATGTAAGTAAAAAGATTGTCTGTCAGTTCTCATGGTATTGCGAGGCAGATAAGAAGGGTAAGGATATTCCTGTTAGAAACAAGGATGGCAGTATTAACCAATCAGTGGTTGATAGATTCCAGGTAGCAAGTATTGTTGCTATCACGGCCATGGCCGGAGAGGTTCCGGATGCTTCTGGCGGGGCAACCCACTTCCATAATCCTAGTGTTGTCAAACCAGCTTGGTCTAAGACACTGAAAAGGACTAAGCGTGTAGGCAACCACGATTTTTACAGATTGCCTCCTCCAACGGAGTAACACAGAGGGGCCTTCGTGGCCCCGTTTTTATGAGCAATTGGCGAAATGATCCCGGCATGATAAAGAGTGTCGTTTATAAGAGAAGATTTGCTTATCTTCCAACGACTTGTCTTTGTGGGACCAGGGTTTGGTTGAAATTTTATTACAAGCGATTTGAACTATGGAGTCATCGCACAAATAAGATTTTTGACGATTCGATAGATTTCCATAGCGACTACATTGGCAATATTACCGAAGAGGAATATGTAGTCAGAAAGTTGTCTGAAACGCTTTGACTTTTTCATAACTATGCCGTAGCATAGTGAAAAGGACAAGGCGCATGCAGAATTATATTGACCTCATAAAAGACGTACTAGAGAATGGTACAAATAAGCCCGACAGAACTGATGTCGGAGAATCAAGAGCCGTTTTTGGCCGCCTACTTCGCTGGGATCTAAGCGAAGGTTTCCCAATAATCACAACAAGAAAAGTTCCTCTGCGCATCGCATTTGAGGAAACAATGTTCTTCCTCCGTGGTGAGACAAACACCAAACTTCTTGAAGGAAAGAAAATTAATATCTGGAAGAAAAACACTACCAGAGAATTTCTTGACGGGCGTGGACTACATCATTTGCCTGAGGGCGACATGGGCAAAGGATATGGTTATCAATGGCGTCATTGGGAAACTGAAAATAAAGAAACTGATCAAATTGCAGATCTTCTAACGGGTCTAAGAAAAGATCCGTTTGGTCGTCGCCATGTGGTCACAGGTTGGAATCCAGGGCAGCTGAACCTGATGGCTCTTCCACCGTGCCACATGCTGCACATGTATTCCGTTGAGGGTAATTTTACCACCGATGGATGCAAACTGAATAACTGTTTCGTGATGCGTAGTAATGATGTTCCTTACGGTCTGCCATTCAACATCATGGGTTATGCACTTCTAAATCACATTTTTGCAAAGCACCTGGGACTTGAGCCGGGCGAACTTGTTTATATGGGATGGGATGTACACATTTATAAGAATCAAATCGAGATGTGTAAGGAGCTTGTTAAGCGCGAACCACGCCCACTACCTAAGCTAGTAATCAAGAAGGATTTGCCTACACTTCAAGATATCATGGACCTGCAATGGTCCGATATTGAGTTGATTGGATATGATCCTTATCCTGACTTTGCAGACAAACCGGATATGGCAACATAATGTTTTCAACAGGACCGATAATGTTTAACAGCGAACAAATGGAAAAGCTACGCATGATTGATCAATTCTTTGATGCATTCAGCGTAGAGGATTTTAAAGAACTTGTAGAGAGGGAAGAAATTGTTGCAAGACTGAAGGGTAAGCCGACAACAAATAATCCTTTGACAAATTTAGTTCTTCAACATCAAACCATGAATAGTCAAATTATGACTCTGCAGGGAGAGTTGGCTTCTCTTAAGTACGATGTTCAACAAATCGTTAAGGCCCTAGTAAAGCCATACGAATATTCAGCCTCGAGCGATATGAACGCTCTAAAATCGAAGCACAACGTCTATTGAGGGATAAATACTTTTGTCACACAACGGTGACAAATTTCAAAACTCAATATCCGCGTTAGGAAGGATTCATATATGTCATACAATAAAACAAAAACTGACCCCGAATTGGGTCGCCAAGTACACGAGCATTTGGTTAAGTGCGGTGTAGAAACTCCAACTTTTGATACAAAGCTAGATCGCAAGGATAAGATTGATCTTATCGAAAAGCATTTTGCTGTAATCATGGAAACACTAGGGCTAGATCTTTCAGACGACAGCCTGATGGAAACCCCGAAGCGTGTTGCCAAGATGTATGTTAATGAAGTATTTTGGGGGTTGGATTACGAGGCATTCCCGAAATGCACAGCAGTCGACAACAAAATGAAGTACGATGAAATGGTTGTTGAGCGTAACGTAAACGTTCAATCTAACTGCGAACATCACTTTGTCATTATCGACGGCCTTGCAACAGTTGCCTACATTCCAAACAAGAAGGTACTTGGCCTAAGCAAGATTAACCGAATTGTTGAATATTTCTCCAAGAGACCACAAATTCAGGAACGACTAACCGAGCAGGTCTATCATGCTCTGCAATATATTCTAGAAACAGACAATATTGCGGTTGTTATCAGCGCACAACATTTCTGCGTAAAGAGCAGAGGTGTTGAGGATACAGGTTCGAGCACGGTTACAAGTAAGTTGGGCGGTGTGTTCAAGACCGACAACAATGTTAGAACTGAATTTATGAGATTGGTAGCAGTATGAACGAAGATGATACATTTCGTGCTTTGGTAAAATTACCTTTTGACGAAGTGTATCAGAAGGTCGAGGAAGCATTCAAGGACAGTAATCAAGGTATTTCGCCTGTCTATAAATTAGGTACAGTTGTAGTCGAGAGACGAACATACTATAATCCCATGGTGGTCAGGCATTATACCTTGATGAGAATTCTTGAAAAGTGTCATTGGACATTTGACGAATTTGCACTTGCCTGCGAGAAAAAAGCAATTGTCGAACAAGTAAAAGAATACAACGATAATTTAGAATTTCCGAAAGAACTTATTGATAGGGCGCGGCAATTCTTTCCCGATCTAAAATTCACACCTGCAAAACTCGAATTGGAGTAAAATATGGAACAAGTTAGTTACAAATATACAAGTACAAAAGAATACCACAATGCATTTCCTTGCGCATACAGACAATGGCGTGCAGATTCGCATTGCAATTTGATTCATGGATATAGCTTCTCAATGAAGTTCTACTTTGGAACAAACGATCTTGATGTTCGTAATTGGGCTGCCGATTACGGCGGCTTGAAAGAGTTGAAGGGTATCCTCGAAGGTATGTTCGATCATACACTTTTGGTTGCTGCCGATGATCCGGAACTGGAAATGTTTAAGGAATTGGAGAAGCGTAAGATGGCAAAGCTTACAATTCTTCCAAAATTGGGATGCGAAGGACTTGCTGATATGCTCTATAAGTATATCAACGGTGTCTATATCCCCGACATGTGGGGCGAAGGCGAAGCAAAGAGACTTTGGTGCTACAAAGTTGAAGTTAGAGAAACTATTTCTAATATGGCTTTCCGCGAAGGCCACAGGGAATGGAACGAAGATCTACTTCTTGAGTTCTGATTATGTCCAAGGTAGAGAAAGTAGTAAAACCTTCCGAAGGATTGGTAGGGTTCTTACATACAGTCGAATATGATAAGGACTCGATTCTTGTCTTTCAGTTGCCGAGAGAAACAAAAATGCTAAGTGATAATTATGTGCAAGGAGCACTAAAATCACTTAGAGAAATTCTACCGGACGGTAAGAAGGCTATTGTTATTGGTGCTCATGTAAATATCTATTCAATTGCCGGAGAGGAAGCAACCGCTCTTATTTTGAAGGGATTGATCTGAAGCTAAATAATAGATGCCCTTAGCTATTTTAACTCTACTCTCAGCCTTATCTTTGGCTGCCGTTGCTGGTTGGTTTTCGATTGTCGGTTTTATGGCAATCTATGCCGGCGCACCGATGTATGCACTTATCATGGGTGTCGTTACAGAATGCGCTAAATTGGTAACCACAAGTTGGCTCTACCGAAACTGGAAATACGCAGGCTGGGGATTAAAGGCTCCTCTACTATATTTTACGATTGCGCTGATGACTGCTACCAGTATCGGCGTTTTCGGCTTTCTTTCAAAGGCTCACATCGAGCAAGGTGCAGATAAGATTGACAACTCTGCAAAGATTGAAAGCTTAAACTATCAAATCAATCGTGAGAAAGGTATCATTGCTGATAACGAAAAGGTTATTGCTCAACTTGATACCACCGTGAACTCCCTACTTGGAAAAGATCGTGCTGACAGAGCACTTGCAGTTAGAAAGAGTCAGATGGCTCAACGTAAACAATTGCAGGATGATAGTGCAGCAGCACAGAAAAGAATCGACGAACTGAGCAAAGAAAAGTTTACACTCGAATCCGAAGTTAGAAAACTTCAACTCGATGTAGGTCCCATCCGTTATATTGCCGAATTAATCTATGGCGTAGAAGAAAATGCCAATAAGAATATTGAGGCAGCGGTAAGAATCTTTACCTTGTTGATAGTCTCGACACTTGACCCTCTTGCCGTTATATTGTTGATTGCGGCAAATCATACTCTTTTAAGGTTGCGACGTGAGAAAGAAGAAGCAAAAATTCAGAAGTCGCCCAACATCCTTCCAGAAGTTAATGAACCGCCATCATTCGCCGATAACAAAATCGGAAGTGAAGAGATTAAGGTTTATACTGAGAATGGTCCCGAACATGGCATTCCTTTTACGGAGAGAAATCCTCAGGAAGAAAAAACCTTTCCTCAGACGATTTTTCCGGAAATTGTTGAACCTGTAAATGAAGACAAAGAAAACTTGGTTCTTGCTGAGGTCGAAACCACTAGGGTCGATGCGCCGGTCTCCGTCGCTGATGAAGAAGTTTCGACGGATTCGTCTAAAGAAGAAAGTAACACTGTCCTTCCCGAACGTGAGTCTGAAACCAGCGTGGAAGAGGCATTACCGCCCGGAATGTTAGATGAGATTAAAAACACAACATTGGCGAAATTTCTCGCTTCCAGAGGAACTGCACCGGTCCCCGTCGTTCGTTCACCGAGCATTACACTCGTATCAAGGGAAGAAATACAAGCCCCTGCCGAGCCCGCCGAGGAAATTCCCGCAGTGGAAGAGAAAAAGGAAATTCATAATAGTCAGGGGTCGGTAACACCTTGGGCACAACAAGAAACAGTGCTAAGAGAACTCTTAGGAACTACACCACATTTTACTCCAGTAAGAATTAATGAAGAAAACAAAGCTCACAACATGGAAGAATCGGCGAGACCGAAAGAAGGTGTTGAAGCTGCGACGCAGACCGGGCTACAGGAAGAGAGTACCGTTGAAAAGGTACATACCGAAACATCGTCCCAAGATCAAACAACGGAAAACATTGCGACGGAAACTGATGTCGGGAATAATAGGGATACCAATAGTGCCGCGGATAAGTATCCAAAAGCCCTAGGTTGGATCAACGAGTTCAGAGGTAATTGATATGAGTGAAGATACAGGCGTAAAGAAGATCATTAACTGCTCATTCTGCGGTAAAGGAAGGCACCAAGTAGAACAGATGATCGAGGGTCCTGTTCTTAATGGAAGCAATATCTACATATGCAATGAATGTGTAGATGTAACATACGAAATTCTTCATACCGACGAGGATGAAGTAAAGACTCCGAAGAAAAAGAAAGAAAAAATTCTAACACCGGAGCAAATTAAAGCTCATCTTGACGAATATATTATTTCACAGGATGATGCAAAGAAAGCAATTTCTGTTGCTGTCTATAATCATTATAAGCGCATCTTCAATAAAGACAAGAAAGATGCTACAGAAATTGAAAAATCAAATTTGTTGATGGTTGGACCTAGTGGTAGTGGCAAGACACTTACCATTAAGACAATTGCCAAACTGTTCGATCTACCTTATGTGATTGCTGATGCAACATCATTAACCGAAGCAGGATATGTGGGTGAGGATGTTGATAGTCTTGTAAAGAAACTTATCCACAATGCCGGCGACGATCTCGAAAGAGCACAGCACGGCATTATCTTTATCGACGAGATTGATAAGAAAAGTAAGAAGAATGAGTCTGCAACGGTAAGCCGTGATGTGTCGGGCGAAGGCGTTCAACAATCTTTACTAAAACTCATTGAAGGGACAGTATTAAAGATTGACGATGATATGGGCGATACCGTCGACTTTGATACAAAAGACATCCTATTCATTTGCAGTGGTGCATTCGTCGGTCTAGACGATATCATAAGAAAGAACAGAAGCAAGACTGCTATCGGCATCAACGCCACATTAAACACCAAAACCTCGTTTTCCCAAACAGTCAAATCGGCTACACCTGAAGACTTTATCAAATACGGTCTAATTCCTGAATTCGTTGGCCGTTGCCCTGTTGTAGTGGTGTTTGATGATCTAACAAATGATATGATTCTTCGTGTTCTAAAAGAGCCAAAGAACAGTATTGTCAGCCAGTTTAAGTCGCTTTTCAAATATGAAGGCGTTACTTTGGACTTTGACGATAAATACCTACTGAATGTAGCTGACGAATGTCTGAAGCAGAAGATCGGTGCAAGAGGGTTGCGTGCGATTATGGAAAAGCATCTTCAGGAAACACAGTTTGTCCTACCAAGACTAGCAAAGGAAGGAGTCAACAAGATTTTTGTTGATGCAAATGGTACAATTAAACATGTTTACAAGGCAAAGAAACGAGCACACAATGAGTAGATATAGAGATGGCAGAAAGCCGCGAGGCTTAACGGTTGAAGTCAGAAACGATGACTTCGGTAGAGCACTACGTACTTTCAGTAAGAAAGTGCAAGATTCGGGAATCCTGAAAGAAGTAAGGGACCGAATGGCCTACGAACCACCTGCTGTTGAAAGGCAAAGACTCAAGAAGCAGGCTCGTAAGCGTTGGGAGCGCACAGTCGAAGAAATGATTGCCATGGGACATTGGCATAAAGACAAGCGTTACTAATTTTGCAATATCGTTGACTCTTGCACACAAGCCCGCTATAATGCGGGCTTTCGTTTATCCGAACTTGACTTTTGTAACAGAATGCATTACAGTACGATTATGCGCTGACACAGAGACACTTGTAGTCTGGTGCATCGGACTACAAATGTTCGTCAGTTCTTTGTGTATATAAGCTAGATGGGCTAGTTTGGTACAACGAGTTTGATCAAATCAAGGAAAAACAAATGAAAAAGACTTTTATTGCAATGGCCGCTATGCTGGTCGCTGACGCCGCCTTTGCTACGCAACCGGTAGCGTCGTTGGCAATGCCTCGTCGCAAGTTGCTGGTGGTACCAGCTCGTTCTCGGTTGTGAACGGTGTGAACGGCATGGCTGCTCATGGTTCTGTAGCTACCGCTGAAAACTGCACCACGGTTGTTGGTATTTCTCGTCCCGGTACCGATGGTGCTATCGCTGGCACCGGTGCTGTTACTGTCGGTAGGACCTTTACTGCTGTTGGCGGTGTTGGTTCTGGCAGTGCTTATGCCGGCGCCCAACAATTTGGTATGGGCACTGTTACCTCGACGGCAAATGTTGCTGGTAATGCAACCGGTCAGGTTGTTGCAACCTCGACTGTTGCTACCGGTACCTTCTCTACTGCAAGCTTGGATGGTGCAGGCTCGGCTGTTAGCGGTTCGATGGGCGGTGCAGCCAACGTGTCGTATGCACTTGCCGGTTCCAACGCTATCCCCGGCGGTGTTTCGGTTCGTACCGAAGGCATGACAGCCGGTGTTGATGGTGTCAAGACTTTCAGCAATTCGGTTGTTGGCAATGCCACAGTCGATGCTGGAGGCACCCTGACCGTCGGCGAAACCACCGGTGTCGGTTCGTTCCAGAGCGGTTCGTTCAGTGCCAATATCGTCCGCAATTTCACTGTTACAACCAACGGTGTTGGTGGCCCTAGCGGCTGTGTCGGTGGCAGTAGCTCTTGCGGTAATGGCGGCGGTGACGACGGTGGCGACGGTGGCGACAAGCCGAAGGGACCGAAGGGCAACAATGGCTACGGCAATGGAGATCAGGGCGCACCTGGTAACAGTGGCGGAAATAACAATGCCGAAAACGGTTCCCAAGGCGGAAATGGTTCGAACGGCAAGCCACGCAAGCCTAACTAAAAAGGATTGAATGGGGCAATTTTGCCCCATTCCTACACAAAGGAAAACACATGAAGAAGATTTTCGTAATTGCTTCAATGTTGGTTGGTGTGTCTGCTTTTGCACAGACCACCACTCAGTCAACAAGTTGCCCGAATGGCGCAACAACCTGTGCAGGTGCCACATCTGCTTCGGGGTCTAGTGCTTCAAACCAGGGCCAAGGAAACGGTAACAACCTTACCGCTCCTGTAACTGTAACGATCACTCAACCTGCTGCCGAACAACGTGAACTGACACGCTCGATTGTGGAAACTACCGGTCGTTAAGAAATTGTGCAATCTGGTACTACTACACTGAAGAATGTGCCATCGGTAAACGGTCCTCCGCTGGTTTCGTCTAACGATACCTGCATGGGCTCGGCCTCGGGTGCGGTAAACGGTCCTGGGTTCGGTATTGCTCTTGGCAAGACCTACAAGGATGATAACTGCATTATGCTAAAGAATAGCCGTGAACTCTGGAATATGGGTATGAAGGCTGCTGCATTGGCATTGATGTGTAAGGATGCAGATAACCGCGAAGCTCTTGAGCTCACTGGTTTCACCTGCCCGCAGACTGCAAAGGCACAAGCTGACGTAAAGAAGTCCGCTGCGGTTCAATCCCCGGAATACACCGATCCTATTGTTCGTGCTCGTTTGGGACTTCCACCTCTAGAAGCAGCTAAATAAGCCGACTAACACCTAAGGAGGCTTTATGAAGAAATTGATTCTAGCAGTAACCCTTGCAGGTATTGCAGGAATTGTATCCGCGCAGGATGTTACAGTGTCGAGAGAAAATCTTGGCTCTGGAACCCCGGGATTTACGGGTCTGGAAAATACTACCCAATGGGATAATAATATTTTCCATGCACCACAGTATATGCCTGGCTATCCGACTGCTGCTGTTCTATATCCTCGCGTGGTAGAAGTGCCTTGCGAAAGAAAGGACGGTAAGTTGGAGTGCAAAGGATACAATTGGCTGCCTAAACTCGGCCGTGGAGAATATTTGATGATTAAGCCGGTGGTAATCGAAGCTCAAAAGCCACAGATTATTACTAACACAGTCATCAAAGAAGTTCCGGGGCCCGAGCGTATCCGAGAAGTGTACATTGAAGTACCTGTGAAGAAGAAAGGCGAATAATTCGCAACACAAAAGGCTGGCTAATAACCAGCCTTTTCTACGAACATGACATCCGTAATTGTTTCAATTGCATTAGCTACAATCTGCTTTACTTATCAAGGAACGGAAGAGTGCCATCCTGTGTTGTTAGGCAAAAATATTCCTACTCCTGTTGGAGAGTTTGACATGCGTAAGCGGCTAACAAAGGACCCGGGATATGGTGGAGATGTTATACAATTCCACCAAAATAAAGACATGGTCTTTGCGATACACCGCGTGTGGCTGCTAAAGCCCGAACAGCGTCGTATTGACCGGTTAAAGAGTTCAAATATTCAAGATAGATATATTAGTTCCGGGTGTATTAATCTTATGCCCGAAATATATGACAGGTTAATGGATTGCTGCATTGACCAGAAATTAGTTGTCAGATAATTTCTTTAAGTAGGAGCATAAATATGCGAAACACAGGAGGTTTCGCATATGAAGAAACGTGCTCTTATCGTAGGCATCAACTATGTCGGTACAGGTAACGACTTAAAGGGATGCATCAATGATGCTAATAATGTAAACGAGTTTCTAAAATCTCAAGGGTTCGATGATATAAAACTCGTTCTTGAACAAGAAGCTACTACTGCCGGTATTAAAGCTGGGCTTGAATGGCTTGTCTCGGGCGCACAACCCGGCGATATGTTATATTTCCACTATAGTGGTCATGGTTCACAGCTTCCGTCTAAGATTGAAACAGATGGTTTTGAAGAAATCATCTGTCCGTTTGACCTTAATTGGAGAGATAAGGTAATTACCGATGACACTCTAAGGCAAATTTTCAATAAAGTCCCCGGTGGAGTTAATACGACATTATTCCTGGATTGTTGTCATTCAGGAACTATGTTAGACCAGACACAATCTTTGGCTGAAACAAGAGACCTACAAGCGAAACCAAAGAAAACAAGAAAGAAAAAAGATTCTCGCTATCTAAAGCCGCCTGCAAGTGTATTAAAGAAGCTTGCTGACCGTGAATTGGTAGATTGGCAGACATCAAAGGATGTTAATAAAGATGCTCTATTGATTGCAGGGTGTCAAGAAAATCAAACTTCCGCCGATGCATTCATCGATGGTACATATCAGGGCGCCGCTACCGCATCTATGCTAAAAATTATGAAATCTTCGCCGGGACAAACATATAAGAGTTTGGTTGAAGAGATGCGAGATTTCATGAAGAGAAATGGATATAGTCAAATTCCCGACCTCGATGGTTCGCCTGCACTTTATGATACTAAATTCTTGCAACCTTTCTTTACGGAGGTGCCACCAGTTGCGGAAGAGATTGTTTCTCCGGAGCCGGTAGTGGTTGAACCACCTGCTCAAGATCCTGTAGAATTGCCTGTAACACAAGACGATAGCAAAAAAGATTCCAATAAGACATTAATTATTGCTGCCGTTGTTGTTGCTTTAATTCTGTTCGTTCTTTTTGCTGGTTAAAAAGAACGACGGTAAATAGTTTTGCAGCACGCTCATGGTGAGGTGCTGCATTTAGCGGTGTTATCCGCATTTTAACTTGCTTAAAAAGGAGTAAAACTATGCCAAGAACTGACTTTGACCGCCTCTTTGACAGACTAGAGGCCCTAACCGTTGGATTCGGTCCTGTTTTCCGCGAATTCAGGCTCGAAAATTCCAATTACCCTCCACACAATATCGTAAAGGTAAATGATAATGAGTTCTACCTTGAGCTTGCTATTGCCGGCTTCAAGAAGGACGAAATCAGCATGGAGGAACACCAAGGTCAACTCACCATTCGTGGTGACAAGGCAGAGCAAGAGGGACAAGAGTATCAATTCCGTGGAATTGCTGCACGTTCCTTCTCAAAGAGCTTCCGTATTGCTGAATATTTTGAGGTAAAGGAAGCATCACTCGAGGATGGTATCTTGACAGTCCACTTTGTCAAGAATGTCCCCGAAGAAGCAAAGCCAAAGTTGATTGCGATCAAGTAATTGACTAAGGGCCCTGGGCAGTGTATAATTAAACATACACATGCCCAGGGATTCAATATGCCAGACACACAAGTAATTGAGCGAATCGAGGAAAAAATCGAGGTTAAGCCTCCGATGATGTACAAGGTTCTCCTTCATAACGATGACACCACTACCATGGACTTCGTTATGCATGTCCTTACAACAATTTTCCATCGTACCGCCGAAGAAGCAATTGAAGTAACCATGTTCATTCATCATAATGGGCAAGGCATTGCTGGATCTCCATACACCAAAGAGATTGCCGAAGAGAAAACTCTGGAAACATTGAGCCTTGCTCGTGCTAACGGGTTCCCACTTGTAGCAACCTTTGAGGAACTATAACAATAAATATCTCGTAGATGATACGAGAAATAGATGTCTTCAAACTTAATCCCAATCAAATCCTTCCTAGGAAAATACTACTCAGAAATTCTGTACTGCTGTCTACAAGACAAGTATAAAAATACAGGTCTGGAAAAATTTCTGGAGCAGCGTTTTACCATCCAAGGAAATAAGACACAAATGATTGTGGATCCTGGTATGCAGGGTCTGGTCATGATTGTGTCCGGTAACGAAATTCACATCAGCAAGGAATTGTATGATCATCCTAATGTGATCATTGCAAATTCCCTTGAAAATCAGGATAGTCAACAGACAAATCCTAAGAGTCTCTATGAACCCGAGACATTTCAAACTCTTGCTTATCTAATCTGTCAAAATATTACCACTCTTACCATTGTGGGTGAGATTGAAGAACCTATCTACGTTAGGTATAAGGCAGATTACGAAACCTTCTACAGCTCAATTGTTACTTTCGAACTCAACGACGAAGCAGAAGCCGAGATTGTTGAAGAAGTCGAAAGCTTCTCTGCGCTGAATGCGGTGACAAACTATATTCTTCACCCATTCTCGAAGCTAAAGCTAACTACATTCTATCAAAATAATATTGCCGGTATTTCTTTTCTCTACAGGAACATTTTTGCTAGAGAAAGGACAGAATTTACCCATGTTGTAATGGGTAGAGGATCGTCTGAGGTAATTGATGAAACTAAGATTAGGCACTCCAGTGCATCTAAATCTGAGTTCATGGGCATTATTAATTCTGCCGGTAGAAAATTTCATTCCATTCTTGCAGTCGAGCCAGCTGCCCAGGATTACAACATCTCAGTCGATTATAGAAACATTCTATACGGCAGCAATCCGGATATTTCTTTCTTCCCGGTAATTCTTGGTCAGCAACCTGCTAATAATGGTGCGAATCTTGAGATTTCGAATATTTCACTTGACGATATTCCTCCCGATGTGAAAGATGCAGAGCTCAAGAATTATATCTCTCCAATTGTTGATAGAGCAATACTGGAGAGGATGGTAGGAGTGAAGAGGTTCTACGATAACAAGACAAAGTTCCTCCACTTTCCATAAATAACTATATCAACCGAGGATTTTACCATGTTTAACACGACCGACATTCTATCACTTGGCACAGAATATACAGTTGCCGATCAGAAAGGAAATATTCTAAAGCAAATCCAAGTAATTCCGCACACTGAAATTCTTGAAGCCGCAATTGGCCCATATTCTCCCGAGCATGGTACATATTCCGAATATCTCGAAAAGTCTATCGCAGCATTGACTGGCTTTGATGGTATTGATCCGCTTAAGGTACTTTGGTACGCAACATTCGACGAAGAGATTATTCTGTCTGATGTTATCGAATATGCTGTCAAGCATGGATACGATAAAATCATCATCGAACATCTTGAAGAAACCGACGAATAAAGCTAAAATTACTAGGCCCTATTAGCTCAGAAAAACGGTGGGTCTCTTGACACAAGGTGGCGCCGCCGGCTCAATATTCGCCTAGTTACACTGTAGAGAGCAACCGGTACTTAACCGGTAGGTCGGTGGTTTGAAGTGTTACACCATGGGGCACCGAATAAGGATGCCATGGAAAAAGAAGAAGAAAAAAGTGTAATATGCCAGTGGATTGGGGAAGGCGAAGGATGCAGACATCCTGCTATGTACAATAAATCCTACTGCGAAGTACACCATGACAGAATGTATGTAGTCATGCCACCCGAGATGGCAGACTACATTATCGAGAAGGAGCTTAAATCAGATTTGCATAATGCCGATTGACATGTCCGTCATCATTTAATATACTATTGATTACAAAGGACACATATGAACATTCTGCAAATTCTTGATCACCTTGGTTCCGATACAAAGCGCGGCCACAAACTGGCTGTGCTGGAACAACACAAGGATAATGAACTCTTCATGCGTGTCGTGAAGTTGGCGCTTGATCCTTATGTCAACTTTTACATTAAGAAGATTCCGGATCACACTTTCCGGTTCCTCGAAGGAGAAGGCGATGCACACAAGACCCTCGACTGGGCACTGGATGCACTATCCAAGCTCTCGACTAGAGAACTCACTGGTAACGCAGCTATTGAGCATCTTTCTAACGTGCTTAGTGAGCTTTCCACTGATGACGCTACTGTTATTAAGCGCATTATTGGTAAAGATCTGCGCTGTGGTGTGGCGGATGGTATCGTCAATGCTGTCGTAGCAGACTTCATTCCCACCTACCCATGTCTCCTTGCTCGTCCCTACGACGAGAAGAACATCAAGAACATCAAATTCCCGGCATTTAGCCAATTGAAGGCCGACGGCCTGCGAGCCAATGCATTGGTTGAGGCTGGAAAAGTTACACTTTGCGGACGCAGTGGTCGAGATATCGATCTGCTCGGTGAGTTGGACAGGGATGTTCTGCTCCTTGCTGAACAATATGGCAAGGTTGATATGTTCTTTGACGGTGAATTTGTGGTTGTTGATGCAAACGAGAACATCATTGATCGCAAAACCGGCAATGGTATTATCAACAAGGCTATTAAGGGAACAATCAGCAAAGAAGAAGCGGCTCGAATTCGTTTCCAAGTGTGGGATGCCTTCCCGCTTGCTGAATTCTACAAGCTCAAATCTAGGCACAATTACGATGTTCGCTTTAATGCGCTCATCGGTGCAATGAACAACGTCAAGAAGGGTGTAGATACTACTGCACACATTCTGACTCACGGCCCTTTCCGTATCCGTCCTATTCCATACAAGATTGTGAATAGCCTGACGGAGGCTGTGGAGCATTTCGAGTTGCTCCTTAGCCAAAGTCACGAAGGCACCATCCTTAAGAATTACGAAGCAGTCTGGGAAGACACGCGAAGTAAGCATCTGGTAAAGATGAAAGCTGAGAAAGATTGTGATCTTGAAATCATTGGTTGGAACCCCGGCACCGGTCAATTCGAAGGCATGGTGGGCAGTCTTGTCTGCGCAAGTTCCGACAGACTCGTTGAAGTTTCCATTAGTGGCTTTGATGTGCCCACTCGAAAGTGGATTACCGATAACATCGACAGCCTGATTGGCAAAATTGTGACTGTGCTGTATAATGAGCGCATTAAGAGTAAGGAAAAGGGTCGCGAGAACGTTGATTCATTGTTCCTTCCTCGTTATGTGGAGTTCCGCAACGACAAAACCGTTGCAAATAGCAGCAAGGAAATCAAATGAGCACTGAAAGACTGTTTTTGGGCGTGGTGGCAGTTGCCATTCTTTGTTTCACCGGGTTGATTGCTCAATGTAGTCACCGTGTCGGCGAATGCAAGAAAGAAGCAATCAAAGCCGGCATTAAGGCCGAGGAAGTTCGGAACATCTGCAGGGAATAAAAATGCAAGAACGCTATCTAATGATCATTATGGTTGTTTTCTTTGTTACCATGTTTGGTGGTATGGCAATTGAAAATTACCAAAAGAGTCAATGTAAGCAGGCCGCCATTCAAGCTGGTAAGTCTGCAGACGAAATCAACAAAATCTGCATGTAATGGTAGCTCCCGGGCTACCGGGAGTTAATCATGGAACCTAAACTACTAACAAGAGAAGCATTCCGCGAAGGGGTATTCGCCAGGGATGGCTTCAAATGTGTCTTCTGCGATAAGCCGGCAGTTGATGCGCACCACATCATGGAGCGCAGACTCTGGCCCGACGGTGGGTATTACCTGGAAAATGGTGCATCTGTGTGCGAGGAACATCACCTCGCATGCGAGCGCACTCTGATTTCAGTTGAGGACGTTCGTCACGCCTGTGGTATTACCAAAATCATCGTGCCGCCGCACCTTTATGACGATCACATTTTCGATAAATGGGGTAATCCTGTACTCGAAGATGGTCGCAGAGGAAAGGGAGAACTCTTCTATGATGAATCTGTTCAAAAGGTTCTAAAGGAAGGGGGAGTTCTCGACTTGTTTACCTCTCGTGTGAAGTATCCACGGACTAACCATCTACCCTGGAGTCCGGGCGTCAACGATGATGACCGCGTTATGCAGGATCTGTCACATTTCGTAGGGAAACGTGTTATTGCTTCTAAGAAGATGGATGGGGAAAATACAACCATGTATTACGACCACATCCACGCCAGAAGCATTGATAGCAAAGGTGGCGCAGACCGTGCGTGGGTCAAGCAGTTCTGGTCCGGTATCGCACACGACATCCCCGTAGATTGGCGGATTTGTGGCGAGAACCTGTGGGCAGAGCACTCGATTCACTACACAGACCTGCCCTCATACTTCCTTGGTTTTTCAGTATGGGATGAGCGTAATGTTTGCCTAAGCTGGGACGATACTCTTCAATATTTTGATCTGCTAGGTATTTCCCATGTGCCTGTAATTTACGACGGCATTTGGGACGAGGGTGCAATTCGCGCCTTGGAAAAAGATCTTGTGTGGGCAAAGGATGAAGGGTATGTTGTCCGTTTAGCTGAAAGCTTCACATACGGTCAATTTAGAAATAGTATTGCGAAATATGTCCGTAAAGGTCATGTGCAGACTACTAAGCATTGGAGAGCAGGGAGAACTTTCACTCCCAATGAACTCAAAAAATAATCCAACTGACTGACTTGAAGGCGCCGCAGGGCGCCTTTTTTTATGGCCTGAAAGACCTCTAGCCTTGATAAATAAGTATATTGAATACTAGGGGTTTCTAAATGTCAGACATGAAGAAATGGATAAAACTAATGGAAAGCGTCCATCCCGTTGTTGCCACACCTCCAATTGGTAGAAGCTTCGAACGAGATGCTACCGTAGTTCTTGGTCCAAAAGTCGGCGGTGGCGTCGGTAGATTCGTTGAATTTACTGCTGAAGGCAACGCAATGATTGACGTTAAGGGTGTTGTGAAGGAATATGCAGAAGGTGATTTTGCAATTCCCGAGAGAGATTTAGCTAACGGCAATGATTGGTTTCATATGTCTGTTGTTGATGGCACACCCGGAACACAAAACGATAAGCCAGAATTTCGTCCAGGTGATCTAATTAAGATTGCTGACGTGTATGGTGCGGTCATTGGCCCAGGTTTTGGTGTTTTTGTCGGTTATGGAACAACAGGTGAAGATTGCATCGTGTTGTTTGATGGTAAGCAAATTGTGGTTCCAGTTGAAAATGTTGCATCTGTGTTAGAACAGGATGCAAAAGATAATTTTGGCGAAATGGACAATGACGGTAATTTATCACCCATGTCCTTTGGATCCGACAATGTAGTTAAGACTGTCGAAATAGTAAAAAATTAGGAGCCAGCAATGGATCAAAGAGACGAATTTAGCAAATGGTTAGGAGCAGTTGAAGAAGCACTTAGATCAGAAGGTCAGGTTGTTGAAGATGTTCCGCCTGTAACAAATGAATGTGGTTGTGGATCATGGGATTGCCCTGTCTGCTTCCCAGATCAAAATGAAATGCCGGGAATGCACGGTGCCCTAGACGGACTCGGAGGCGCAAATGTTGCAGCTGACCCAATGGCCATGGCAATGCCTATGGATCCTATGGCGCAAATGGGCGGTATGCCGCAAGTTTGCGCATCTTGCGGTGGTTCGCTAGATGACGGACACATGCACGAGCCTAACGTGGTTGTTGGCGGTATTGACGGACTCGAAGAAGTGTCTCCAATGGACGACGATATGGGTGCAGACGAAATGATGCAAGCCCCAATGGAAGAAGAACCCATGGAAGCACCGGGAGAATCTCTACCACGTTCCAGCGACGGTAGAGGCGTAAAGCTTGGTGACATTGTTCAACATACCGAATATAGAAAGGTTGGGCAAGATTCCCCACTAACTCACGGCGAAGATAATCTTTCCGAAGTTGATGAGTTCGGAATGGACGATGAAGAACCAGATTGGGATGCAGATCCTATGGCGGTTAGAGATTATCACAATACTATGGCAGGTTCTCCACAATCCGAGGGAGATGTTGAAGCTGCCCTAGATATGATTTCTACCATCAAGTATATGCAGCAAATGGGGTTGAGCAAAGCATCTCGTGATTATTCAGAACAAGAAATGGCAAATATGGGTCTGCCTCAATTGAAGCAGGTTCATCAAGAAGTAACCGGTACAATGGCAGAGGAACGTATTATGAACATGGAAAATGTTGACCCAGATGTAGCAGCAATGCTCAAAACACTTCAAGGCTACGATAAAATGGTAGCTGAGAGCAAGAAAAAGAAGCCTGACTTTAAGGATGTAGATAAGGACGGCGATAAGAAGGAACCTTGGACAAAGGCCGAGAAGGATAAGAAGGAAGTCGACGAAGCAACTCGAGTTCTTGGAAAGGGAGGTTTCCCAGCAAACCAAAGTGAACGTGATGCTCTTGCAAAGGACGCTAAGTCTGGTAAGGCTCAGGTAGCAAAGAATGTTCCTGGAAAGATTGACATGCCGGGTTCGGGTAAGGGTGTTAAGGACTACGATCCTTTCAGTGAATCAGTTAATGAGTCCGACGACGACAAGAATCCTTGGGAAAAGAAAGCAGACGCTAAGAAAGACGGCGACAAGGTTACCAAGACTCATAAGGGTGGAACTGTTACAAAGACTGATACCGGTCTAGTACACAAGAGCGCCAAGTACGGAAACCAAAAGGACGAAGTTAAGGAATCTGCTGAAGTAGATCCAGAAGTCCTAGAATGGATGGCACGTCTAGCTAAGGTTGCAAGATAATGAAAATTACTGAAGTAGCATCAAAAGATATTCTAGCTGAATTATCTACCGAATTACTTGGTAGATATAAAACTGCCGCAGGGGCTGATGCTCGTGCAGCCGATAAGCAAGGAGATTATGCTACCGGTAATAAGCGTTTTAGTGGAATTGTGAAGGCAACAAAGAAGCAGTTCGACAACGACGCTAAGAAAAGAAAATAAGCCAGTTTTTTCTCCAGAAAACTTGACCCTCCTGTAAGTAATAGTTATACTGTTATTTACGTAGGGTTTCTTATGAACCGCAAAGAAGAATTTTTACAAAAATGTTTGGTACTGGACACAGAAACCAACTCTGATGATTACAAAATTGCCGAAATTGTCGAATCTGGCTTTGTAATTAGAGAAAACGAAGATTGGACAATTTTCCAAGAGCTTCACAAACCTATCGATCGTCCAATTCCACCGAAAGTTGAATCTATCTGCTATATCACAAACGAAATGGTAGCAGACAAGGAACCGTTTATTGACAACCGAGAAGTATTTCAGGCAGTTGTTGACGGTTACTCCGATGGATTCCTAGTAGCACACAATCATTTCTTTGATATGCGTGTACTAGGTAATCACGGTATTGATACAAATAACCATACCTGGATCTGCACATGGAGAATGGCAAAGAAGCTATTCAATGGAGTCGCAGAAGTCGAGGAAACAAATCTCCCATATCTGCGTTTTGCACTCAAACTTGATGTGCCTATTGAAATGTTGTGCCACCGCGCAGGCAACGACTCTTTCATGACTGGCAGATTGCTAGAATTCTT